AAATTGATAATATAGAAAGGGAGAATATTATATTTTCCCTTTCTATAAACAAAATATTCAACAACTTAGATTCGTTCCTAAGAATGGGTATATTGTTCTTGAAATAGTTTACAACAAGAAGGAAAAAGATCTTATGCCCGATAATGGGAACTACCTTGGTATCGACATAGGATTAGATAATTTAGCTTCTTGTGTTTCAAACAATGGCTCTTGTTTTATCATCAATGGTAGACCACTGAAGTCTATCAACCAGTATTATAACAAAAGATTAGCATTCTTAAAATCTAAGTTAAAAGACAATAAACATACTTCAAAACAAATCAGGTCATTAACTAACAAAAGGAATAATAAGATCAAAGATTATCTTCATAAGGCAAGTAGGATATTGGTTAATCACGTAGTTTCCAATGGTATTAATACGATCATAATCGGTCATAACAAATGCTGGAAACAAGAGATCAATATCGGAAAACGAAATAATCAGAACTTTGTTTCTATTCCTTTTAATGTGTTTATCTCAATGATATCTTATAAAGCAACATTAGAAGGTATTAATGTTAAGATCGTTGAAGAATCTTATACTTCAAAATGTAGCTTTTTGGATAATGAACGGGTTTGTAAACATGAATCTTACAAAGGAAGAAGGACCAAACGAGGATTGTTCAAAACTTCTTCTGGTAGGACTATTAATGCTGATATCAATGGTGCTTTTAACATCATTAGAAAATCAGAAAAAGAATCCTTTGATGTAACGATGTTACCAAAAGGTAGAGGGTTTTGGTGGAACCCAGTACGGATTTCCGTATAAATGTGTATTACTTTACGCTTTTGGTGTAAAGTTGTATATAACCACCTCAAGATGTCCTTGAAACGATTAGACTTAGGTGTTATTCCAGTAGCTTCTGTTGTGTGAGTTAGTTCTTCTTTTGCTATCTTTGTGACAAACAGTTATTAACATGGCATCAGAAGATAATAGAAACATAGCGGTTCCTCAAACAGGTATGAATCGCGATCTGCATCCGTCGAGTCTTACGGATCAGCATTATACGTTTGCCTTGAATGCCAACATCGAATCCGAGGATGGTAATGTTGGAATGAGATCTAACGAGCACAGTAATCTTAAATGCATTGATTTCGATGGGTTTAAGGTTATTGGTTATAAGAATGATCTTACTTCAGGCAATATCTATTTTTTTATAACAAATCCTGAAACGGGCGTATCTAAGATAACTTATTTCAAGCCTGAATCCGATACAAGTATCTTATCCGATTCCGATATAGAATCTATGGTAGAAGGATCGGAGTCGTTGTGCTCTGGCATGAAAACATTGCTGGAAGACAACGAGCAAGATCCGTGCCTTAAATTCTCTATCTATCATCCTATAAAAACCATAGAAATAAAGACAGAGAAATGTGGGAAATGCATTTACTGGACTGACGATTATAATCCTCCCAGGTATGTTATTGTAGATAAGGCCCTGACTCCTGATGATGAAGGTGATATATGGTATCATTATCATGGGTATAAGATATGTGATAAAGAATACGATAGGAAAAAGTTCATGCAGGAGAATGGTTGTTTTCTGGCATGTGAGAAACTTAGGGTGTTTCCGCTACTCAAACCCATGTGCATAGAGCCGGCTCAGATAGAGTACGGGGGCAGCCTACGCTCAGGCGTCTATCAGGCTACTGTGGCTCCTTGTGACGAGTTTGGAAACGAGCTTGGAAGTTATTCTAATCCTACTAATCCTGTACCTATATTCGATGAACAGTATATTACTCAAAAAGATGGCAAATGGGGAGAACGTACTAATTTAGGTATTAGGTTTGTCGTATCTAACATAGATCGTCAAGTTGAATATTTTAAGGTTGTTATCATTCAAAACACAGTAGGATACAACGGGGAAACCCAACCGGTTGTTGACTATTTTGTAGAAGGCATCCATCCTGTATCAGAAAAGACTATATTGTATTATTCGGATCTTAATAACAAACGTACTACATTCGAACACATATCCTTGAAAAAACCTGTGTATAACACATCAAGGGGGATTGTGGCTGTCGGGAATCGTCTTCTTCAATATGGTCTTACGGCGGAAAAAGAATGGAATTTACAGCCTGTAGTTTCCCTCATGGGACACTTCCTTCAATGGCAGGCATCGGTAGCCCACGAAGATCTGTATAAGGACGGTAATGCCTGTTCGTTGTATGTGGGGTATATGAGAAATGAAGTGTATCCGTTTGCTATTTCTTTTAAGTGCTCCAACGGTTACAAAACTCCAGCATTTGTGTTAATACCTCCCCCTTATAAAGATGCTGCGGCAGAGATAGAAAATAAGGATACTGATAGAGTGTATAAGTCCATAAACCAATATGCTCCCCCTTGTTCAGGGCAAGAGCGTAAATTCAAGTGGCAGTATTATAATACGGCAGAAGATCCGAAGGATTTTGATGATGAAGAAACCGGACAAGAAGAATGTAAGAATCCGGCTACTATCGGTCAAACCATAACATTGCAAAATGATTTTAAAACTTATACAAACGTTAGTTTTACATTCAGAAGTCAGATTATAATAGATGAGGTGATTAATTATTTTTCATCTAATATAAAAGACATCGCATGTAATACCGCTACAGAAGAACCTAATAATGCTGCTGCCAACGAAATATGCGATATATTCAACAGCTACGGAGACCCTGACGATCCTAATACGGAGGAACAAAAAGAAGCTATAGATGGTATCGAGGCTCCTGAGTTTGGAGCCGAGTGTACTGATGCGCACCGCCAGTATTCGCTTATTACAGCTCCGGTAGATCGTATTGTGGGTTTCCGTGAAGAATATACGTATAAGGATCTTGAGGATATGGAGCACGTATCCACCGACTACCTATATACTACCGGCGGTGAAAAGCAAGACAAGTATTCTGTGCTATTTAACTGGGAACTACAGGAACAAATGATAGAGTTCATGGACAAGTATTTCTTTGCCGATGACGAAGATGGCGGTCATTGGGCTGGATACTGGTCGGGTGATGACGGGACCAAGGCGTGCGCTGTGTACGATTCTCTGTTACAACCGTCTGTTATATTACAGTCTATAGCCGAAGCTATTTATGTTCTGGATTCTATGCCGTGTACTTGCGGATGTTTTATAGAAGAGCCTTGTCTTAATCCTACTGTTGCCAGAAGCGATTATAACTCATTCCAGTCATCTTCTACACTTCTTGGAGCATACCTTCTTATGAATGATGTGTGGAATAACGATAAAGAAGATGAAGAGGGGAAGGTTTGTTTTAATGGAAGATGTCTTCCAGATTGGCGTGCCGGACGTTCTTCGAGCACTATCCACAACGACGCCTACAGGTCAAGGATAGCGCCTGGAGCCTTGATAAGGGACACCTGGCCTGAGATAGAGAAGAAGATAGATGATTATTCATATAATTTCCTTGATACCGGTTACGTTCCAGAAGGAGATTACGGAGATGGATGGACCTGGGATTCTTATGCTAATTTAGCTGACAATAACGTAGGCGCTCTTATTCCTGAAAATGTTAAAGGTTCTACGGTGTTTACATCAGAGTTGTTGGTATGGAGGTTTACGAAATGCGTGCTTCGTAACGCCCGTTTCCTTCATATTACAAGACCTAAAGAATGGGATGATCCTGATTTCCTGGCCAAGGACAAAGTTCTTTATCTGGAATCTTTGGGTAAAATAGATGGTCTTATGGATGCTGTGTCCACACAATATGTCCGTCTTTCTTTCTGGAAATCATTAGATCCAAGATACAAAGGAAGCAATAGGAAGATAGATAAGGATGATCTCAACTTTGATTGGGAGAAGGTCATGGATGAAGGCGATAATTATGTTATTGTTGGAGCATCCCGTCCTTATTTTGGGCACATAGGCGAATCTTTCTTCGATAAGTACCCTGATGGATTGTATGTAGCCATAGACTGCCCTATCGTATCATGCCCTTGGATTTTTACCGTCCGACGAATTGATTTCTGTAAGGTCAAAGACGATGGAGAAGAGGAGAACAGTAAGAATCCGTCAAGAGGTTTGGTAGGCACATCTTACGTCCTTGGTAAAACTATATATCCCTATATTTTTGGTATCAGAGAAAAGGAAATAGACAGGATAAATGTACGGGCAAAAGAAATATCGTTAAGGGCCACAGTAGAATACGCCAGCCAGTGTACAATATGCGGGGATCGTCCCATAAACTGTGCTCCAAGGAAATACAAGTACGGTGATTTCGCTTACTGGGAATCGTCTGAGAAGTATCCTGCTAATTTTGAACTGTATGACAGCAGTAAGGTTAAGATAAGTGATCATGGTTATGAAGGCAATTCCAAGAAAGCTTACGACAATATCGTATCCAAGCTTACTGAGTACTACGGTTCCCCTTCTACGGATGATAAGGGAATGATGTCTTTTAAAGGTCATAAATATGGTACGGTAGATACCAGTACCGTCTTTTGCCAACAACCTATCCGACACTACAAGTTCCCAGACAACGATCATATGCTTTTTATGAACCGGGATGTGAGATCTTATGATGTTCCTTCCGATATTTATCCTATAGGGATATTAGTAGACGAGGATATGATTAACGTCTTCCTTGATTTTGCTGTAGATTCTGGATTGATAACCAAAGAGCAGCGAGATATGGTTACAGGCTATGAGATATATAGAGGTGACAGACGTCTTAATCGTTCTGTTATAGCTACCGGAATAGCTTACGACATGTACAGATATTCAGGTCAAAACTCGAATCTTAATCTGTATCCTAATTATCCGTATAATGATTTATCGGATGACTCTTTTAATTACGCAACTGAAAAAAGAGTATCGTTTATAACCCACCCATTTTTCAGAAGAGGAAACGTATGGTATGCATTTAGTTCTCCTGATATTTATTTCAATAAGCCTGAGACTCCTACGGAGGTAGCTATAGAAGGTTTTATAAGAGGAATGTCTGTAGGGAACTTTGATGAGGTTGAAGATCATCCCAAATGGACGATATTAGGAAAACAATCATATAAGATGGCGGCCACGTTAGCCAACATCGAATCCACGGCTACTATAGCTTCTCAGATAGCAGAAGAGCTTATGAACCGTTCTACGTCTGCGTATATAGGTGTGATAGGCAATATCAATATGGCAATGATATTCGCTTCAATGATTGCCACCATATCTGATACGCTTGCTAAAAGACCGGTATTGTATGGTAAGTACAGATATGATTGGCTCACGACATTCATAAACAATGGCCCAAGAAGAAACCATGCTTTTTACTACACGTCTGTAGGTTACTACAATAGCATGATGGGCTTCGATGATACGGCTCCATATGAGCAAAACAGATTAAGAGGATTGGCTAATACCAAGAGCCTTAAATCAGGTATGTACCCCATATCCGATCCGTCTACTACATCATCTTGGGTTACTGGAGAAGACGTGGGTGATGATAACCAAAACGCTTCAAAAGATTTCTTGTTTGTAAATAACATAGATAGAGAATCTTCCATGTTCTTGTCTTTTGGAGATCCAGGAGAAAAGGATCCTGATACAAGTATCTTAAATTCAAAGTATCTTGTATCGTATCCTATGCAGGCCCAGGTATATGATACAAGTCGTATCCATGACCCTGTTATCATGGCTTCTGATGCCGGATCTAAAGAATCTTTTGAAAGGACGAAGATGTTGTCTTATATCTGTTCTCCGTATATGAAGCTTATGCGGTACAGGCCCGATCAGTATGGAGCTATAGAAGACATAAAATGGATATCAGTAGGAGGATGTGGATTCTTCCAAGGAGGGAAGCAACCTTTGTTTGGTGGTGACACCTACATATCGAGGTTTTCCATGAAGCGAAAATTCCCATTTTTTTATAATACTGCTTTTGGTATAGGAGATATGATACCATTTGCTTACAATGATTACCGGAATGTTGGATTCCCTAAGTATTTCGTTAATTACGATACTGGAGAAGATATGCTTGAGCATACTGACAACGAACGCTTTAATAGCTGGACATCATCAAGCAAAGGAACGTATTCTTTTTATCCAAATAGAAAAAGTTTGTATAATTTAAATGGTGAGAATGAAGCTAAGAAATACGTGGATGGCCGATTCTACTTGTGGTCTTATGGTATTCCTCAATTCCTTGTAGAATCGGAAATAAACTGCAATTTCCGATTAGAAGGAGTAGAGCCTCATGAATGGTTTTATCCGGCTCATGGTGATTTTGCTTGGTGGACACAAGAAAAGAACGTATCTATTCATAGGGACAATGATTATAAGATAAGTCCTATATACTCATCAAGAATGACATTGACACCTAATGTATTGCCGGCAACATACGAACGTCGTTTTTATGATTGTGCTTACCAGCGACCTAATGGTGTTATATGGAGTAGGGCTGACGTATCTGAAAACAGTCAAACAGATCCGTGGCTAACGTACAAGCCTATGGACTATCATGAGTTCCCAACCAGCAACGGGAAGCTTATTCACATGAAGCGTATTGAATCCGATCAGATTCTTGTTAGGTTCGAGGATCAGGTTTCACTCCATAACGCCATAGACGTAATCAAGGAGCGCACCTCCCCTGGGCAGACCGAGATGGGCACCGGCGGTCTGTTTGCGTCCCGGCCTCTGGAGTACAACACGACCGACCTCGGTTATTCTGGAACCCAGAGCACTGAAATAATTAGTTCAGAATTTGGTCATTTCTGGGTAGATACTAAAAGAGCACAGGTGTTCATGACCGATCCAAACGGACGTAATCTTAAGGAACTTAGTGTAGGTATCAGACATTGGCTTAAGCGTCATCTTCCGTTTAAGATTCTTAGATACGGAATAACTAATATCTTAACCGGTACAGAGATGACAGAAGAAGATACAGACAATAAATTTATCGGTCTTGGTCTGTCTCTTGGATGGGATAACAGGTATAAGAGAGTACTTATCACGAAAAAAGATTATATACCTGTTAAGAACCCGGCATATTATAAATACGATGGTGGAAGGTTCTTGTACAATGAAACAGAGGTGCTGTCAAACGATAAGGAAATATCTTTAAAAGACGAACAGTATTTCAAGGACGTGTCGTTCACTATCGGATATTCGTGCTTGAAGCAGGAATGGATATCGTATTATTCATTCTGTCCTGACTATTATATAGAACAGCAACAATATTTCCAGACAGGAATAAACTTCCCGGCATCGGATGAAGAAGGTGGCTTATGGAGCCATTTGCTGACGAATAAGAGCTTTCAGACATTTTACGGAGCAACATATCCATTTATATTAGAAGTGCCGATAAAAGAGAAATATAACGGTTCTACGCTGGCTTCTGTAGAATACGAGCTTGATGCAAGGAAATACGTAGATGATGTGAATTACACTCTTGACAGGAAAGTAGGTTTAGATACGATAACTATCTACAACGACACAAACAACTCAGGTGAAATTCATCTTGTTCCAGAAGAAAAGAATAATTTAGCACAACGTATATCATATCCGAAGATCGTAGGTGACCATACTGAGGTCCTGGATACTGAGGTATATAGAAGACATAAGTTAAATGACTTCTTCAACAGGGTTGACGATGACCGGTCAGATACCCCTATTTGGATCAAGGACGATAACGATATAAATAAGTCAGTTAATCCTGATGCTCTTAATTTCAGACGGTCATGGCTGGATAGGTTAAGGGGAAGTTGGATGCTGATGAGGATAAAGAAAGTAATTAGTAACCGGAAAATCATATTCCAGTGGTTGATTTCTGAAGATAAGATTAAGAATAGATAAATTACAATATTTAACAAGTTGAAAATAAGTAGTTTTTATTTTGTGATTTAATAATAGTTGAATATATTTGTAGCGCCTATCGATCCATCGCGGACAGGTAGGCGCTTATTTATTAACAATAAAACGGTGTAAAATTATGAAAAGTAACGTATTATTACAATCAGAAAGTAGAGAATTATTAGGTAGAAACATTTCTGTTATGTCAAAAGATGGTTTTGTGTGTATAACAGAGGTTATGGATGTATTGTCACAGAAAAGAGCGGCTATGGGGTTGGAGCCTAAAAGACTCGACCATTTAATGTCTACGTCGTCTTTTCAAGAGAAAATGAATGCATTAATTAAAGAATTGAATATCAATGAATTGACTTGTACTGTACGATATCGTACACTCAAAGATAATTCATTGAATATAAGTAAATTAACTGATTTGAAGAAATACGGGATGGCATACAGGAGAGGAAAAGGAAAAGATCAAAAATGGTTTGTTAATCCGTATTTTTTCGTCATGATAGCCTTAGAGTTAGATCCTGAAATATATGCTAAGGTTATATTATGGCTTACCGACAACTTTATAGAAAATAGAAATATAGCTGGTGAAGCTTACATTAAGATGTGCAAGTCTGTTTCTTCTTTAATAAAAAACAAAAGCGAATTATCTGATAAGATAAAAATAGTAGCCAAAGCCATAAATTTTATTGTTTTCAATAAACATGAAGATGGGATTAGAAATTTTGCAACGAAGAATGAGTTAAATGAAATAATATCAATAGAGAATGCAGTCGGAGCTATAATCGATGGGGAGTTTGTTCATTCATTCGAGGAATTAAGAATGTATTTAGGTAAAGAGTGGAAAAAGAGATGGGGTAATCCAATTATGACTCTAAAATAATTTATTCAAATTAATATATTTTAAATCATTTTAATTTGTAAATCATATTTTAGTGTCTATATTTGCATCGTAATCAAGAGAGATTATAATATAAGACAGTGGTGATGGAAGGTGATACTTCGGTTTGTGTCACAGGTTCGAGTCCTGTATTTTTCATGCAAGAAAGATTAGATCAGTTGGTAGATTAAAACCTCCTTTCAAACACCTTCCAAATTATCCCTGTTTTAACAACATATACAGATGGTGAGGAGTTCGGTTACTTCGAAAATTAGTGTAGTGGATAACACGGCTTTAGGTAAAAAGTTTTTCATTGGTTCGAATCCAATATTTTCATTTTAGATCCGGCTCCGCTTTTCCTCTGTTTGAAATATATAAAAACTAATGAGTGGTGATGGGGTTAGTTACTTCGAATTTAGCTCAGATGGATAGAGCGATACTCTTTTAAAGTATAGGTCGATGGTTCAAATCCATTATTTCATTGTTTACACTAACTTCAGCTTTTCCCTCATTGAGTATTCATTTTGATATATTTTTTTTCAAGCAGTGGTAGTAATATCACTGCTTTTTTTGTATAATATTTTAAAGAAAACAACAAATGGGAAAGTTTAACAAAAAGGATGAAGGTGTTAAACCTACGATCGTGAATCACATGGGAGAGAAGGCGTATAAGCCTAACGCAGAAGAAGAGTTGGTGTCTACGGTAATGACTACCATGTTATCTGATTCTTATTATGAGAAAGAAAAAGATAAAGTAGAAAGAATTAAGAACCTTATGGATCAGGTGGATCCGTATTTTGCAGCACAAACAGCATTGTATGTTAGGAAAGAAGGAAAGCTTAGGTCAGTAACGCATCTTATGGCTTCTGTCATTGCCAGCAAAGCATCGGGTAAGGAATGGGCTTCAAGGTTCTATAACAAGATCATTATGCGTCCTGATGATATGAGTGAAATTCTTGGCTGCTATGCGGCTCTTAACGACAAAAATCCAAAGAAGTTAAGAGGTATATCCAGTGCTATTAAGAAAGGATTTAAGACGGCTTTGGAAGGTCTTGATCCGTACCGGATTGATAAGTATAAGATGGACAGTAGGGTCATTACTATGGTTGACCTCGTAAACTTATTTCACCCTAAAGGCAATCAGGCTAACAAAACGGCTTTCCAGTACCTTATAGAAGGTCGGTCTTTGTCTGGATTATACGAAAGCAAGATTCTTGAAAAAGAAATGTCTAAAGCCGGACAGGATAAGAAAGACAATAAGGAAAAGAAAGAAGCTTTAGGTGACGCTATTCGGGACGTGGTTTCTAATGTAAAAGGCATGCCTATTTTTAATATGGTTCGTAACCTTGTAAACATAATCAAATACGCGCCTGATCAAATAGATGAAGTTTGTAGGCAGCTTACAATAGAAGAGAAGGTACTTAATTCGAAGATGCTTCCTTTCCGTTTTGCTTCAGCTTTCAAAGAGGTTGAAAATATAGGCACTGATGGTTCCGAAAATGATATTGTATTTGAGTCGGATAAAAAACGTGCTAAATTAACAGCGCGTAATAAATATAAGATTTTAGATGCGTTGGAGAAAGCCATAACCATCTCCTGCAAGAACCTGCCGGTATTGGAGGGGCGGTCGGCTATCCTGATTGACCACTCTGGCTCTGTACGTGGAGATATGGGAGGATCTTCTGAAGTGTCTGCCTTTAGCAAAACAAATACGGCTGTCATTGGTAACTTGTTTGGCTGTATGATTGCTTCTGTGCTTCCTGACGTATTTATTGGTATGTTTGGTGACAAACTTATCAATTACGAATATGATAGAAGTAAAGGTGTTTTATGGAATAACAAAAAATCTTTTACTGCCGGAGGAGAATGCGGTGGTGCCACTGAAAACGGTCTTTTTGCATTCTTGGATAAGTGCGTTAAAGATAAGATCAAAGTAGATAACTTGTACGTTATTTCAGATATGCAGATAGGAGATGGCGAATCTATTGTATGGGAGAAAAGTTCCAATTATGAATATGGTAAATTCGCCGAACTTTTGAAAGGATTCAAGAAAGTGAATCCAAATTGCAAGATCGTTTCTATTTCTATTCAAGGATATGGAAGTGAGATGTTTTACAGAGGATCTAATATCTTGAACATAGCTGGCTGGTCAGAATCTATCTTCGATGTTATTAACAGCAAGTTCTGCGGATATAAGAATATGATTGAAGAAATTAAGAAAATAAAAATATAATCATTGATTTTGCTTCAATTGTAATTTCCATAGTAAACAAGTTTTAGCTTTAAAGGTATAGCCGAAGAAGTACGTGAGTATATCTTCGGCTTTTTTATTTACCTTTGTTGAAAAACAGTTTGTTATGAAACAAGTATTATATAAAAATGATATATACCCCTATAATGTAAGGGTATTGCTTGGAGCAGATGAAGAGTATATAGCAAAGACGTTCGCCAACCTGGAAGTAGAAGATCAGAGCTGGGAGGGGTGGACTGATGATTATGGTGGCAGAACTATTTTCGTAGGAAACCGAACCAATCACAGGAAAGAAATATGTTTCTTATTTCATTCACTATCTGATATGGATGTTAGAACCATAGGACACGAATGCCTGCACGGTCTTTCTATTTATTGTAAGTATCTTAATATGGATTACGGTTTTGAAGTCGGAGGAGATAAGCATGCCGCCTGTCTGATGGGATGGTTAGTTGATAAGGTTTGTGGTGCTTACCACAAATTTAAGAAGGAGGAAGAAAAAAATGGCAAAGAAGACTAAAAATTATGTAAGAGACAAACAACCAAAAACATTATGGAGTAAAATTGGTCCGTTTGTAAAACTTAGAGAATATCTGGCATCTAATATAACACCTGACGTGTATGCTAATGAAAGAGGATTAAAAACCAAAATAATGGAATTTTTTGGTCAAGATGTTCCGAAAGCCAATGTAGATGATTTTAGTCAGAATCTTTGGTTTAGATTCTTAAACCAACCAAATAATCTGAAAGAAGAAAATGGGATTGTCAGAATACCAGACAATATCAAATCCATTATATCTGACAGGATAAATGGTGGGTGGGAGAAAATGGCTAAAAAATATGGAAGGGAGCTTGATTCCTTAGATAATAAGATAATTGATGGAAAAGTTGCAGGCAAGGACGTATCTGATTTGGAGGAGTTAAGGGATGTAACAAGTAGGAAACTTGGAATGGTGGAAGAGGGAATAGATCTCTTAAAAAAAGCCAGAACTGGAGAACATCAGGTATTTAACGAATACAATTTTATACCAGATGCTTACGGCGATTTAAATGATTTATCAGGCTTATCAAGTTTCACTATGTACCGTGATGATGGAGGTAGGATGGTCGTAAAAGATAAGTATGATTTTTATAGAAGCGATCAACCTCTTGGTGTCGGGATTGTTACTAAGATTCTTGATACAATAGGATACCCGTTTGATATTCTGGATTATGTAGAAGATAAGAATCCATATGAAGAGAATGATCCAAACAAGGTTTTGTTGAAATCCGCCATTGATTCCAAGAATGATCTGGATAAAAAAATGAAGATAAGATCTAAAAAACAAGGAGGGGATTCTTCTAAGCCGGAAATAGATTGGGATTTATTCAAATCCAAATATGAAAATATGAAGCGCGTGGGTAAGGGTACGCACCGCACTATGGACGTAGATGGAATGAATATGATCTATGATGCTTTATATGATAAAGGTTTCAATCAACGCCAGATAGAAGCCGTACTTGGAAATATTATTGAAGAATCTGGTGGTAATCCCTATGCCGTATCTGATTATGGAGGGTTTAAGGGACTTTTCCAAGAATCCGATAAAAGATATCCACCCAAAGAGTTTGAGAAAGATAAAGAGCGATTTAAGGGGGATAAGCGTGGATATATCAATTACATGATAGACAGATTTTATGATCATGTTCAAGATGCTGGGATGTATAGTATAAAGGATACTAAATACAATAAAGCCATTCATGCAGTAAGCGAATTTATGTCAGAAGATCCAGATACGGATTATTCGTATCCACTTGTATATGCTTTTGAAGCTCCATCAGATAAAGAAGGAACTTATAAAAACAGAAAGAGCGTATCAAATTTGATAAGTCAATCTTATGTTTTGGATAATGTTGATAAAAATGATAATACTATTGTTGATGCTATTCTTGGAATAAAAAATGATCTTGAGCTACAAGACTCTATTTCCACTACAAGAGGTGAAGCCTTTAAAGAAGCCAGGAAAAGAGGTCTTAAGGAATTTACATGGAATGGAAAGAGATACAATACCAACATCAAGAAGGAAGGTGGCGTAGTTGGCAAGCAGCGTGAAGCATATGAATACTTTACTAATAAGCGCGGCATGTCCAAGATACAGGCGCTCGCCATCATAGGTAACCTCATGGCTGAATCCGGTCTTAAAGATGACATATACGGAGACAACAGAACATCATACGGCATACAGCAATGGCATAATGAGCGCATGGATAAATTGTTCAAGCATGCTAAAAAGAAAGGTCATTCTACACCAACATTCAAAGACCAACTTGAGTTCTTGGCTGACGAATACGAAGGAAAGACCGGATATTCTAATTTCTTATACACAAGAAAAGGAAAAGAAGGACCAGGGTATTACAACTACAGCCGGCAGGACTTTATGAACGCCGATAACCTTAAAGATGCTGTAGTAGCTTGGAACCAAGGAGCAGGACGTCCTCATAAGAGTGTTATAAGAAATGATGACCGTTATAACTATGCTATGGAAGTTGCTAAAAATCTTGGTTTGGATATTGAAGAAAATTCCGTATCTTCGTATGGTCAAATGGGATTCGGAGATGATGGTGAAATAGCAGCATCAGTAACACTTCCAGAGGTAGAAGTGGCAGCCGCCCTCCCTAACCCGGAAGCTCCGTCCCAGGAGAGACAGTCCGAGGAAGAGAGATTCCGTACATGGACTGAAACGTATGGTAAGGACATCATAAATCATTTACTGACGTTAGACGGGAAAAAGGATGGTGATGACAGTGATTACAGCATGATGTATAGACAGCATGAAAAAGAAAGCGAAGAGGATAAGAAAATGGCTTTGATTAATGCCGTGCTTCCCAATATACAGCTTCGCATTAAAGGCGTCACCGAAAATTAGAACAAGACTGTATTTCTTTTACATTAATAAATTCAAGCCGGATTTGAGACTCGTTACACGGATACCGAAGGTTGAAGAACGATATCAAGATAATCCGGTTTTTTTGTGCGATTTCGTGAAGGATGGAACTATCATCGCCTTGGTTTAACAGAACAGACCTACGTACTTCCACTGTCCTGACGGGCATGGGCGCTCGTCTCGCCTACCAGCCTGCCTAATTCTCCACTGGCTATCTAATATAATTATTAACGTCACTCCATCACCTATCTCCCTTCAGTCGATAGGTTCAGTCGTTTTTAAATATTATAAGTTCTTTCGCATCGTTCCCTTCGGTCACGATACTCAATCCTTTAACACAATTAGGCAAACAATACAATAGACGGAAAAAGTAATTTGTCAATCCGTTCACTCACTTAACTCCCTTCGGTCGTTAAGTTCATTCACTGTAAACAATTATATGAATAAATGGTAAAGTATATAAAATAATATAAATAATATAATGAGTAAGATCATTGAAAATGGTCTTAATATTAAGGAAAACGGAGACTATTCATAGGCGTAGTTTTAATTCAAGATTTGTTGTCCCACCCCTGACGGTCAGGCGGTTACGTTCAGAGTCGTTTTCCCGTCTCTTATCCAAACCGTCATAAAACAAAAAACCTTGTATCCTATTTCTCTCAAACCGGATACAAGGCAGTGCATTTTCTTCTTTTTATATAAAATCATATATTTGCACTAAACAACAAAAACAATATGGAGACAAAAATAACTGAAATAATGAATCCTCACAAGTTACACGACAAGCTCTTCAAGAAAGAGCAGGTCTCTCCGATAGAAGTTATATACAATAGCTTCAGCAACTTAGGGTACAATGTAGTACGCCGTCCAGCCGGTCAGTGTTTAGGCAATTTGAGATATTTTAATCTATTTTATGACAAACATACTCATCATTTCTATCAGAAAAACAGGAAGTTGAGATATTGTAGTAATTTTCTCATATCTGATTACTGGAAAGATAGAGTGCGATGTTTCATAGTTTGGAACTTTGGATTTGGAAGATTCTTTCCGTACAATGACTTTATTGAGGCTATGGTTTATGATTATCTTCGATATGGGAGAAAGTCAGTTCCTTATCTTAAAAGCGTGCAAGAGGCTGAAGAAAAGTGTGTAAGGTTCTATATCCGGTCTCAGATAGATATGCTTCGTAAGGAAGGATATGCCGCTTATCGGGCTAAGTTCAAGGAAGAACGTCCTCAGTATTTCATCGGAGACGATAGGACGGTGTTTAGATGCCTTGACAGCTCTTTAAAAAGAGAAGAGAAGATTGCTGCATGCGTAGCCCACAAAAGGGCCTTAAAAGAAGGGATAATGACTTCCTTCATCAATCACCTTAAGAAACATCCTACCACTTTATATTCGTGGTTTTCATCAGAGGTAGATAGCGAAGGAAAGAATAGGCTCTGTCTATCTGAAAAGGCTGTTTCGTATTTGAATAAGAGACTGGTTCGCAATGGGTTAAAGTCTCTTTCTGCATCATATCTTTTTAGAACGTTTAGAAAAATGGTGAAGATCTTGTTCGGTTCCAATGTCAGGTCGTTTTTGAATAGCTGTCTGATGTCTGTTTCAACAGAAGAGGTTTTAACCAAATCTATGAAGAAAATAGTTTCCAAGACAGTGCTGTTTTTGTACAAGAGAGCGCTTAAGAACTATCGCCTGGCATGCGGTCTTAAGTACGACCCTGATTCGGGTGGTTTGTCTGCCGTACATGATTGATTTTTAAACGTATCCCATAACGTTGGATTTTCTCGTTCGTTTCTCTTATCTTTGTGAAAAAAGATAGTATGAAATTACGAATCATAAAAAATCGCCCGATATTCGCTCCTGGCGGTAGTGTTCAGGATAAGAAACAGGATATTAATGTATCCTCTACTCAGTCTATTCTTGATTATGGAACGCCTGTTAATAAATGGGGTGAATCTGATATTCAGAATATATATATGCCTTCTGATGTGATTTTAGAAACAGAGGAGGGGGAGATAAATCCATTTAGTAGTATGCCTACATCCGATCCGTTTTTTGAAAACAATGATGCAGGATATGCAGGATATCTCGCTGATAATAGGGGTATGGTTAAAAACGTAGAGAAATCAGTCGTTGATAATACAATGAATGTAGGTGGTGTTGATGCTGATTCCTCTAAAGAAAAACGTTCCCAAGATGGTAATCCTCTTGATCCTATGACTACCCCATATTATTCACCCGATCTAACCGGCAGAGCTCAAATGTTCGGTACAAGTCTTGGCCGGATAAGAGCCGGTAATAAGGTCGGTGCTAATGTGGCTCAAGCTGCCTTGTCTGGTGTTAGTTTAGGATTAGGTCTTACCCGTAATATCATGGGAGCTTCATCTGCTGCGTATGCAGCCAGCAGAGACGAGCAGGCAGCGAGGGAAAAACTTGCCAAGGAGCGTCGTCAGCAATTCATCAAGTGGGAACGTGAAGGTGGTGGCGTGAATTTAGGTAACGGTCAGAAGATGGATACGTCTGATATGACCGGCGAATATATTTATCCTCTTCCCAAGTCTATGGAAGATGCTGCGAATGTAGAGATAGAGAAAGGCGAGTACGTGCTGACTCCTGACTCCGTAGGGCCTATGGAAGCCAAAGGGAACAGACATGAAAATGGTGGCACTCCGGTTGATTTGCCAGAGGCTTATATTGTTTCCGATTATCGTAAGATAGATGATGAGTTTGCCTCTTACGTTAGAGAAAATTATGGTATTAAGGCAACGTCAAAAGATACGTATGCTACACTCCTTGATCGATATAAGAAGAAGATTGGTTTGTCTGATAAGTACGAAGATCAGGAGCGTGTATATAAGAGATTAGAGAAAAATGAAGATGTAAAAGACAAAAACACATCTAATCTTAATGCTTCTATTCTTTCCAAGTACGTCAATGAAAACCAGAAAGAGATAGACGAGCTTGAAGCACAATTTCGTTCTTTCGCTGAAATCGTTTATGGCAAACAGGAAGAATCTAAGCGTAACGAGAAGATGGATGCTTTTTTCAGGGATGGCGGGGTTGTTGATCTGAATCAGGTAAAGAAACAAGCTAAGGCTTTTAATATTGCAGAATCAGATGCTAAGAACTGGATATATGACGAGTATGTTAAGCAAACCAGGAAAATGGCTGAAGGTGGACCTACTCAGAAGGAGCTGGAGGAACTTAGAAAGAATGCTATCGGCTACAATAAGCTTATCAATCAGTTATTTGGACGAACTCTTAATATGACTGTATCTGATGTTAGTGGTCGTGAGCAGATTCTTAATCCTGATTCCAGTGTCAATGCCAACCAGAATCTCCAACATAGAAGCAATTTAGGATACGGCAGGGTAAATGATAAGGCGGTATCTAATTTGCTCGACATAAACCGATGGGCTAACAAGTACAATACGGATGGTGATTTTGATACAGAAGGTTTCCAGAAAGGATACAACAGGCAATTAAATGCATTGTGGGCGTTAGCTGATGTAGGTGCTATCACGAATGCTGATGCAGCCAAGAAATTCAGAGATGAGTACGGATTCTGGGGCCAGGATGCCGGAAGCTACGGAGGTAATCAGGCTTATAATTCATTTGCCGTAGATGATAAGTTTGGTCAGACAACAGCCACCCGTTCTTATTATGGATTGGACGTTGTTTCGGCAGAGCAAAAAAGATTGTTAAACGAAAAAGGGATAAAGAATTATGTTGACTTATTTGGTGATAAATCTGATGCCGCTAAGAAGATTCTGGGCTCCGATTATAATAAGTTTGTTGCTTTAAGAGATAGTGGGTTAATGCCGGAAATAGACTTCGTTCTTGAGTCTGTTAAACCAGAAATGAAGCCTATTGAGGCCGGTCCCATAGCACCAGGCCTTACACCGCCTAAGATTGGATCTCCTGGAGGGATAGAGGTAAAACCGAAAGCAAGTACGCCTACGACTGCAACCGACACCGATACAGAGGAGGTGGTTGAAGACAACGGACCTAAAGGACAGGACAGACCGGCGGCGTTCGGTCCTATCTTCCCGGAGATGCTGAGAACGCTCGATACAGGCTTGGAGATAGAGGGATTGGAAAGGCATCAGGCTCCGAGAATAGATCCGGTTCTGCAATCTGCTGATCAGTATATCAACGAGCTCAACCGCGCGACATCGGCTCAGTTGGACGCAGTAGGTGACGTGCCCGACTCCCAGCGCTCTGCTATTCTGGCTAATATGAACGCCATAGCCGGAAGCAATATAGCCAAGTACATTAACGAAGTAAATTTCAATAACGCAAGGCAAATAAACGAAGCTGATAGATTTAACGAAATGGCTTATGTTCAAACAGATGATAAGAACATAGCGGAAAGGCAACGTTATGAATCCGGATTATTGAAGGCTATGGCTATAAGGGATGAAAATCTTGCTCGTTATTATGACAGTATAAACAGCGAGATACAGAATAAGTTTAATGTTAGAACTTCATTGAACACCATAGCTTCCATAGCTCCGAATATGAGAATGCTTCCAAGTGGTCAAATTATTTACGTTCAAGGTGATCAGGATGTGATGAATATGGGTGATTATTCCACACCTTACTTGAGAAGTTTAAATGAAGAAGATGATGAAACTAAAAGAAGAAGGAGGACCAAATAGTGGCTTCACAGTATAGTATTTTAAGGCAATATGCCCCGTATGTTAGTCCTTACAACATAGATCTTGTTAGGGACGTTATGATGTACAAACAGCAGAAGGTTGATGCTGCTCGTGAAAAGATCTATACCCAGGTAGATTATCTTATGGGTCAAGAGATAGATAAGCCTGAAGCCCGCGCTTATATGGAAGATAAGATGTCAGGTGTGATTGCTAACATCAATCAAAAATTCAAAGGCGTGGATCTTTCTTCTGATGGTGTTACGAGAGCCATACAAGGAGAGATCAGTTCGGTGTTGGATGATACGGTCATTAACGCGATTGCCGGCACAAAAGAAGGCAGGAGAATGCATAAAATGCTATCTGATTTACAAATAAATAATCCAGAACTTTATTCTGCTGCGAATGCTTATGCGGCTTTAAAGCCGTATAATGAATGGGTGAATGATGGAAAGGCTGGTTCCCGTCTTGCTCCTCTTCAATATACTCCTTATACTGATTATAATAAGGAATTAAAAGATAGGATAGATTTTATAAGCAAGCTTCATAAAGGAGCTAAAGTTCAGATTCCTATTCTTGACAAGGATGGTCATCCTACCGGGGCAGTACAAGAAGTAACTAAGGATATGCTTACTCCTGAACAGATAGCTTCTTTTGCATTGTCAGGGTTATCAGATAAAGCAAGGCAGCAGATGCAGGTGGAGGCTATTTACATGGTAGACTCTAATCCCTCTTTATATTCGTATGATTCTGTTCTTGGTTTTATGAATAAGCAGATAAGTGATAAGCAGAGGTATGTTGATGCTCTTACTGCCGATCTTTCCGGTTTGGGTTCTGATCCTGCAAAGAAAGAAATGGTTGAAAATGAAATAAAGAGAGCCAAATCTGAAATAGCTTCCATGAAATCTGAATTTAGCAGAATGGATGAAAGGGCTTACGATCCGTATCTTGGAGCGATGAAGGTTATTGAAAATAATTTTATTAATAATGCTGCTGCTTCATATGCTTATGATAATTCGTCTTTCATAATCAAAGCCGACGAGCTTTACTGGAAAACCAAAGAATATAATCAGAGGGAAAGATTAGCTAATTTGAATTTCGAAAAATGGAAGATAGAATTTGAATATGAAAGAAATAGGGATATTGCAGAGTTTGAATATGGTAAGAATAAGGATGAAGCCAGATTTGGATTAGACGAAGAACGTCTGAAGATGCAGAATAGGCTTAATGAAGCCAGAATAGCAAAACTTATGTCCTCTGGTGCAGGAGCGGCAGGCGGCAGAGCTGGAAGCCGAGCCATGCAGGTGGGCGTTGGCACAAACTCTGGTGGAACTATTTCAGCTAATCCTATCGAAACTAAAAATATTAGCATATCAGAAGAAACTCATAAGAAGTTTAATAAGGCATATACAGATCTTGTAACATCCGGAAGTAGACTATCTACAGCCCTTGGTGCTGAAAACATGAAAAATATTCAAGCTGCCATATCAAGAAATATGACGGATGAAACATCAGGATACAAGTATCTTATGGATGAAGAAAAACTTCTTAAGTATATAAAGGACAATGGAGGTCTCTCTAATGATATGTTTGACAAGCTACCTGTGGCAGAGAGAAAAGCTGCCACAGATGCTTATATGCAGCTTAATAGCGCTGTAGACAAGATGGATATAGAGAATGATAGAATTAAGAAGGAGAATAAGATTTATGATAATATTGTATCTGAAATAGCAAATGCGATCGCGCAGAAGGAAGGAGGTAAACCCGAAGAATATATAGCCTATGCTACAGCGTTATCCCTTAATGATATTTTAAGAAAAAATAGAGGTACAGTCGGCGATGTAGAATCTGGAGTAAGATATTATGAAAAAGGATTCTCGCCTGCTGATATAGCTACTATAAGAAAGAGGGTGAAAAATGATGGCATTGATTTATCTAAAGTATTTGAGAGGGATAGCAAAAGTGGCAGGTATTTCTTAAAAAAATACGATGATGTAAAAAATAGTTTCTCGGATGGTGAAGAAAAGGTGTTTCTTAATACACTGTATTCTATTAGCGGAATGGAGAGCGTTGGAGGTGATGTAGTAAGCGATATTAATATAGCCAATCAAATAACTAAGGTTCAAGATGATGGTATAAATGAGATACGTAAAGAATATCTCGAACTGTATTCACCTAACACAGTAACGTATTCAACCAAATTAACCTCCAAGGAGGCTGGTTATAGAGAGATGGGTGTTCTCAGGGATCTATTTACTAAAAAAATGGCAGAGCATCCTGTTGGTAAATCTAAATCATCATCGGCAACTATTGAATCATTTTCTTTGACAGAATCGGGAATAGCCGACAATGGAGAGAAGACTTACAGTTTGGTTGCTAATCATACTGGTGAAAGAGAGGAAATAGATATTGTTGAGGTATCTGAAACAGAGTTGATAAATAATGGCATAGATCCTGGTATTAATACTCCTTCCGTCGATATAGGTGGATATGAAAGTGGTATTATAAGACCTACATTTGGAAGTGATACCAATATGTGGTATCCGAAGATGCTTGAAAATTCAGATATATCACCCGCTTATGCTTCTGTATCTTCAATGATGAAAGTGTTATCAGATATGATAAATGAATCTGGTAATAATTTAGATGATATGCCAGAACAAAAGGTTTGGCTTCTTAATGCAGCTAAAGATATATTGGATAACAGTGGAAAGCTTGGTGTAAAGGTTGAAGGTTATGATCCTAAGACAAGTTACGGTTATGGATATGAGACAAGGCTTTATCTTATGGAGAATGGTAAACCTGAGTTAATAGATTCGTTTGATACTCCTAATGTATGGTTTGCGGATAATGTGTCTAAAGAACTTGCTGTTGCGCCTCAGAAAAAAATAGTTGATTTTGTTGTGGCAGCCATAACAGAAGAGATTAAGGATATGGTGGCGGCAAAAGAAAGGGGTGATTTACCTACGTCTTTGAATAAAAACGGCAAGTTGATGAAGTTGTTGAATAGTGTAAATAGGGAATAATATATGGAAAATAAGGAACAGACATTGGTGGAGAAATCAGGGTTCTTACCATCTACTGGATTAAGAGGGTATAATGCCGGAGTTCCTACGCGATATGAAGAAGAATCTTCTCTTATTGAGGGAGCAAAAAGAGAGATGGAGAGGATGAAAGTAGGATCATACACTCCCCCAGTATCAGCCATAAATCCTGATGATGATTCAGAAAAAGGATCTGATATTAGCGGAATAGATACTTCTTTTGATGTAGACACATCTTTTTCTGGATTAAAATCGGCTCTGAATGGTGGAGATGACCCAAGAAAGAAGAAAGAGGAATCTTATAATAAGTTAAATTCCATGATAAAATCTATTCAAGATAAATCAAGGAATACTTATTCTGGTAAACAAACGTCTTATGGTGAGGTTATAGCTGGTAATCAACAGTCATCTGCTGCTGATTTTGGTGTATTTGGTAAAGGAAGAACTATTAAGTTAGATGAAGCATATGACTTTTTATCCGATGGAAACATCGGTCTTGCAAAGTTTAAAAGTTATATGCCAGGAAGGGATAATGAAGATTATTACGGAAGAAGGCAAACTACTTGGAATAAGGCTGTTAATGGCATAGGAAAGCTTGTAACAAAAACAGCATTATATGGTGTATCAGGAGTAGTAGGTATTATCCCGGCTGCGTATAATCTTATAAAGACTGGTACGTTATCTTCTGCATTTGACAATGATTTTACACGGACCATAAATGATATAGATGAAAGAATAAACCACTCTCTTCCTCATTATTATACAAGAGAAGAGCGTGATATGGGATTTTTGCAGAGTCTTGGAACTGCAAATTTTATTTTTAATGATGTTATTGGAAATGGTCTATCGTTTACGACAGGAGCTATTCTGTCTGCCTACCTTACAGGTGGGATGGGCGTGTCAAGTCTTGGAGCTGTTGGCGCTAAAGTAGGGATGAAAGTGGCCGGCAAGATGGCAGCATCTAAGATTGCAGCAAGTGCTGTAAAATCCGCTTTTGGAGCGTATAGAGCAGGAGCGATGTACGGCAGAGCTATCGGCAATATGGCCAAGGTAGGAGTAAATACGTTCGTGGGAGCCGGCTGGGAGTCTGCTGTGGAAGCTCAGTCCTTCATGAAAGACTCTGAAAGTAAATACAAAGAATATTTTAAAAATATGTATGGTCGGAATCCTAATCAGTCCGAGATGGCTGAATTTAAGAGTTCTATTTCCGATACAGCAAACAGCATATTTTTAGCCAATATGGGTATAGTTGGATTATCCAATTATCTCCTTCTGGGAAAATATCTTGGAGTAGACACTGGTTTTGCTTCTAAATACATACCTGGATTAAAGGGTGTATCAGATACATATGGAGGATCAAAGAGTTTTATAGATCGTTATTTGTTTGGATTAGGAACTAAGAAGGTAGCGGGTGATGCTGGAAGGTTACAGACGATAAAAGCAAATTTATTCCAGAAATCCTTAGCTACTGTCTGGAATGTGTCTAAAAGGCCCATATCTGAAGGCGTATGGGAGGAAGGCATGCAAGGTGTTGCTCAGCGCATGGGGGAAGATTTTATTAGATCAAGATATGATAAGACGTATCTTGATGCTACGTCTTCTATAGTTGATTCTTTTTCTAAGGCCATAGCTGAACAATTTACAACCAAAGAAGGATTGAAAGAGATTGGCATAGGAGCCCTGATTGGTGGTTTATTTGGAGCCAGAAATGGTGCTTTTGGTTTATATGAAAGGAGAAATAAAGAGCGTACTATTAATACTGATGTTGAGAAATTTAATAGTAATAATGCTTTTACTTCTCAATCTGTAAAAGACTCTATGCGAAATTTAGCCGAATTTAATGCTCAAATGAATGATCCTGAATCAGATTATTATTCTAAATTTGAATTATCTGACAGAATGGGAATGTTAGAGGATACGGCTAACAATTTCAGGTCAATGGTTAAAAGCCTTGACGAAAGTGAGTTGGCTTCTGAAATGAAAGTAGATGAAGAAACTGTTAAAAAATACAAGGAAGATATTATAAAAGATTTTGATAAGAAGTTAGCCAATTATAAAAAAGCTTCTTCTTTTGCTGAGGCTATTACTGCTGAGACTTCATCCGATCTTTATCGATCTAATGTTGCTAATGCTGTGTTTAAGGGGTTGGATGCAGAGGATATAGCAATGGAAGCATCAAATGATATTGCTGATTATGTAAATGACAATAATTTGTTTGATGATATAAATACGTTTTATTCATTATCAAGTCAAGCTTTTGATACAGCTAATCAGTTAAGGGAATTGCGTAATGAGATCAATGATCTGAATGCTGAAATAGAGAGGTTGGCTACAACTCCGAGAAGAGTAGAGGACGGTAATGATACCGAAGCAGAGGCTATAAAACAAAAAACTATTAAATACGATAATCTTAATAAGGAATATAGAAGGTTGTCAGAAGATCTTCTTAGTAGTTATAAAGAAGTATTTTATTCTTTTGATCCTGGAGTATCAGCTCTTGAGTTGTTTAAATCCGAAACGATAACTGCTGAAGATATATTAAAAGCTTATGATTCTGTTGCTTCTTTAAGCACTTATATCGAGAACAATAAGGGGAAGAAAGAAGCAGAGGATTTAAGAAAGATGGTGGTAAAATACCAGCAAGCTATTACCCAATATAAGGTTCTACGGTCATTCATGAACTCCATGCAGGATAAGAAATTTATGAGACACGATTTTTCTTTATTCTCTAAGTTCTTAAATGATATGGTATCTTCTAATACTGAATCTATAGAAAGTGATCGTTTTTATCAGACAGAGGGTAATAATGTCAGTTTGGATGAAAAAATAAATGAACTCCTGAACAATGGTGAAATAGATTCAGATGAGGCATTTACAATGAAAGTATTTGGTCATTTAAATGATGGTATAACTCAGAAACCGAAAGAGGATATATTGTCTGATTTTGATTATGAGTTGGCTATGGAAGATCTTTTGTCTGCACCTATAGAGGTTAGAGAACGTATAGTAGACAAGATATATACAGGTGATCAAGATCTTTTATCTCCAAGAGAGAAGGAGATATATGATAAATACAAGCAGGATATTGATGATTACATATCATTTCTTGGAGACAGTCCGGCTAAGATGATAAAAGATTTATCAGATAAAGTTAGGAGACTTACTGAGCCTCGATCTGTGTATGAGGATAATAAAGCTATTACTGATATGGCTAAATCCAATTTGGAACCAGATCAAAGGAAGGAACTTGATGATGCTATTTCTTTGTATGTTGATATAATGAACAGACGAGATAAAGGGGAGAAAGTTGACGAAGATAAGCTTGCCGATTCGGTATTTACCATAGAAGATCTTGGCCAGGTTGGAAACATCACGGATCTCCTTCCTTATATCGAACAGAACAGGATTATTGATAAAGGTCGTATTTCCGAATCTACGTTAAGTAATTTTGGGGAGGATGATGCTAATATAGATTCTCTTGTAAATGAATTAGACGAATCTGATAATACGCCGGGAGCCAATATAGATAGCGCCCAGAATCCAGAGACGTTGATGGTAAGAAGAATCTCCAACGACGGCAATGAAAGGTATGAAATTGCCGGTCTTAGAGCCGATAAATTTATATCTTCTATAAAATCATTGGTTCCTATTCAAATAAGCTCTGAAACGAACGCTAATGGCACTAAAAGGTATTCTCTTAACATAGGTGGGGAAACGGCTACTATAATTGAACTTCCTTATCATGCGAGATGGTCTATAGACAAAGAATCGGCTCGTGTTCTTAATCGCTACACAGATGTGTCTATTCAGGACGTGGGTAATTCCTATTCTTTGGTTTATAAGCGTCTTGATTCAGATGAGTTGGTTCCGTACAGAACGGGTGTCGGATTCGGAGATAATGAGGTAGATAAAATAGATCAGGAAGCATTATCTTCTTTGAAAAAAGGAGATAAGGTTAATCTCGAAATAGATGTAAATGATACCTATAATCAGTCTCTTTTTGCCGAATACAATGATGCTGTTCAGTCCGGCGATAAAAAAAGAATAGAATCTGCTGAGAATAAACTGGTGTCCAATATGGTTATCAAGGTCATGAGTGGAAACAGATTCGTTTCTGTTGTAAAAGCTGACACAGGAGGCATAGATGGTATAAGTAAGATAAGAAGAACGGCTTTTAACAAGTGGAAGAAGGACGCCGGCCGGTCGGCTACCATCGGCGTCGGCACGCATGTTGTTGCCCAGACCCTTCCCGGAAGACCGGTGTTTAACATGAAGGTGAACGGTCAAGGATATGGCCAGGTAGAAAATCTCCCTATTACCGAAAAAGGTGCTGAAAAAGTATCTGATGTCGGATATGTATTAAATGGCAAAGTCGTGCTTAAGAACGGATCTAAATACACAGGCTTCCCATTTGCTTATTCTATATTAAATGACAAGGGGAATAATTACAAAAATGTAAGAGTTCCGGTAGTTGTCATCAAAGGTAAAAACGGTCTTAATTATCTTTTCCCAGTTAGCCTGCGTTCTGTGGAATCAGAGGAAGGGCGGAAATGGATGTCTTTTATAGATATGCTGCTTGAATCCGGTGATTCTGAATTGCTACAGATGGGTCAAGATGATATACAAGATCTTAATGCGTATCTAACCAAGTTAGGTCTTGATCCGGCTTCGTATCAAGTATCGTATTTGAATCCTATTTCAGGTCTTAGAAAAGCTCGTGAGGCTATAGAAGAATTATCTACAGTTCCTGATGTTGTTAAGTGGGTAGAAGATGGAAGTAGGAGTGTGAAAGACATTGTGACGTCTGAAGTAGAATCTGGAATAGATTTCGAAGGTGAGATGTTTGTTGCTCCTAAGATCAGGATTCAGTTTGGTAAATCATCTTCCAGACCTAAATCACTTATAGAGGATGATCTTCCTTTCTCTGATGAGGGTAAGACCGTTACTTCTAAAGAAGACGTGGATGTTTATGAAGAGGAAATGCCAGAGGAAGGGGCTGTCCGGGAGACTCAGCCGGCGCCATTAGCTCAGCCGACTCCTGCGGCACAAGCTGCGCGGTCTTTACCTGGCAAGAAGCGTACCTTCAGGAAAAACTTCTCTCTTATGTTAAACGAAATAGAATCTCATATAGAAAAAGAAGGATTGCCGTCTTATGCTAATATTTTTGATTTTATAGCAAGGAAGATTGTAGGAGGTGATTTGAGGTTTCTTCGTGAGAGAGGTAATCCTAAAAGCCTTAAGGAAGAAATGGGATTAGAACCTAAAGGAACAGTAGGTGATAAAATATCCACTCCTTCCAGTAAAGGTGGTAAGACCTTAGAAGAATACGTTTCTTGGCTTCGTTCTCAAACAGATCAGGTGGTGGTTGATTATGTTGGGCCAAGATCTGACGAACAAATTATATCAGAGTTGAAAAACTTTTTGAAATATATTAATTTTGTTCCAAGCAAGGCTTTGAATTATTCTCTTAGAGTCAATGGCATGGATACCCTAAAAGAATATGGCACAAAAGAGGAAGTAGAAAAAATGGAATCTGATATCAATAGTTTGGTTTCTAAAGTTTTGCCTACGGTGGATAATAAAACTGTAGAAGATGTTTCTACTGCAATAAAATCAAACAACTTGCCTGCCATATGGGAGCCCGTGGAAAGCCTTGATATGACAAACGAGGAAAAAATAGAGTTTTTGAATAACGTAGCAGATTTCCTTAGCGGCATACCAGAGTATGATGCTGTCGTGGAGTCTATAGAGTCAGAATCAGATAATATTTTAAATGATGGAAAAGAAGGAAGTGCAGAAGGCGGTGCAGTACGCACTGAGGAAGATGGCGATAAAAAGGGAGATGGAGAAGGCAAAGGACAATCCAGAACAAATGTCGAAGTTGAAAGAAATGTCGAATTACCTGGATCTGAAGAAGGAAGAGTAGATAACTATAGGAAGAACGGAGATAAGTTCTCTGACATTGCTGAAGTTACTTTATGGCTACTTAGAAGGGCTGCCGGCATAACCTCTATCCCGGAAGGAGAAGAGGTTTATGTAGAGGGAGATGAGGTTAATAGTATTATGACCGATATGGAATCAAGGTATGGTATAGACACCATCAATCACTCGCATACGACTAAGGCTATAAGGGACCTTAACGGCGTATCAGGTTATAAAGTAGAATACGGCTTAACCTTTTTGACATACGATCCTTTTATTAGAATATCCAATCTAAGGAAAGGATCTAAGGCTGCGAAAGACGAACCTCGTATATCCGAAGAGTCGCTTACTCACATATCAAGGGTGACAACCCCTTATTTCCTGTACGGCGGCGATGAAGCATATACATCTGTTCCGGCTAAAGTAGAACCTATACCGGAGAAGATAATGGGTCGTAATGGCATTAAATTTGGTATGAGTGTAGTCGAGTTAACCAAATTAGGGTACAAAAAAGCTGGTGGAAACTGGATATATAAATTCTATATGAACTCAGGTGTGTATGATTTGTATAATATCAGTACCGGTGAAGCGTTTAGGGCAAAACCGGATCTTGGAGTTAAGATAAGTTCCAGCGCATTCATCCGTTCTTTATCTCAATCTGGTAGGAAAATACAAAATATGATTAGTAATATGAGCCAGGAAGAGATAGATAGGAATAAGAATCTTGTAGAAGGTTCTGATAATTCGGATTCGATAAATGAGTTAAATAAGGAGTGTTAAGTATGAGAAGGAGATTTTTTAATGCTGCGGATAATTTTGTGGGAGGATGTTATAATAAGTTATCCAATGAAGATATAAAAAGGCTTGGAGGAAAAAGACCTTATGTATGTCAGTTTAATAAAATTCATATACATATAGGACCTGTATTAAAAGATCATGATTCTGATGTTAGTTACATAATGTTTAATAGTAATTGGAATTATGGTGGTTATGAATCTATGGTTTATAATCATAGCAATAATGGTATTTTTATATTAGGTGAAAACAAAATTGGTAACATAGAAGATCATATACAAGATCTAACATATTGGTACGAATATGATCCAAGCATTAATGAAAATTATTGTTATTTTTATTATGAGGCTAATAACAGCGGAAATGCTATCAAGTTGAATGGTGAGTTTGGTGATACCAGTACTGTTTTCAACATTCCCAGCTTGGAAGTCACCACTCTTCGTGATGGCAGTTTGAGTTTTCCGGAGATTTATATAGAAGGAATTTGGGATCCGTCATTGTATAAGTCGGTTTTATAATTAACTTTGCAAAAAAGTTAATTACAATGGGTGTCAAATGTCAGATAGAAAAAAAGGAAAATGAAATAAAACGGGTTAAGGCTCCTAACGGGGAGCCTTCCGTTCTTTACGAAAGTGCTTTAAAAGTATTAGGAAACAGCGAGCGGGCTCTTCAGGTATGGGCTAAGGCTTACACTCCTGGTTTTTTGTCGTATTACGGTCATTGGAATAATCCGGCTCCAGGGGAGATATTTAATACCGATCCCAATGGCGAACCTCTTTTAGAAGACGTGCTGTCGTATATGAAGCGTCAGACTTATTTTGCTGATCCTTTAACGGCTCAGGACATTAAGGATGTAAGGGATTTCCTTTTGTCTACTCATTATTTTTTCAATGCGTCTTCATTGTCTAATGCTATTCTCTTCGATTTTTATGTAGATGGCAGTTTGATACTGAATGAGCAGAAATTAAGGAGATCCGGTTTGTATGATGAAACAGAGATAAGTCGTATTTTATCCGATCCTTCTGTTTTAAACGAGGTTTTGACTTCCATGAGAAAGTTAATAGATTCTTCTATTAACGAACATGATAGGGAAAAAGATAATTATTTTATGTCTATTGACTATCAGTATGGTCCTATTGTTTACAAGGAGGGAGTGTTTAACCAATTTGGTAAAAAGGTACCATATAATCCTTCTGAGCTTTATTATGCTATGCGTAAAACAGTAGCCGGCATAAAAAACTTTTCTGAATTTTCATCTGCTTTTGAATCGTTGAGAAATTCCTATCCTGAACTGGTTGAGAAATTCGTTTCTGATAAAGAATTTGCCGAATCTATGTTTGATGAGTTCTCATCTACGAATAAGATTCCGGTAATAAACATAGAAGGGGATGATGTGGTAGAAGGCAAGAGAAGATCCTTGTCTAAGTTACAAGATCTGTCTTATTACAATCCTGGCAAAATAGAGTTCCTAAGAGCTCGTATATCAGCTTATTTACATAGGGCTAATGCCGACACCGAATCCGATTTAAGAAGCATGATATGGGATATAGAAGAGGCTTGTACGTGGTTTGGCATAGATATAATAGGGACATCGGAAACTTATGATGGCACAGAAGAATCTTTGAATAAGATAGATAATTTGATGCTGGATCTTGATATTTATGTGGCCAGGCATAATGATGTAAATTATGCTCCAACGCTGGCATCTTCTATAGATGATGTTCTTGGTGATAGCACAGATTATTATTCTGAATTATTGCCGGAGTATATGGATAATTTGAATATCGTTTATTCTGAATCCAATATAGACCCAGTAGAAGCGTTTGAGAAACATTCATTGCTTAAGGTAGGAGATAATCTATATCAAAGGATCAGCAAAGATGATATTAACGAGATGTATCAAATATCAACAGTGTTAGCCAAGCACAACCTAACTCATTTTTCTACTAAAATATATCCTGAATCTTGTTTTAAGAACGGCGTTTTGGATAAAGAGAAAGTACGGAACGTAGATAATAATACGCTCATGGCTTCCATTAAAAAATACGTCAGATCGTTCATGGATTCTCAGAACACGGAGGACATGATAATGACCAGGATGGCGTTTGGACACCCGGCGGTACTTGACGTTCCTTACGTGGATGTGGATCGGGAGTATAGTCGATACATGAACAAAAAACAAGATAGCGAAAACCCATTATCCTTATTCGATTTATACCAATCTTACCTTGACAACAAACTCCATAAAACAAAATTATATGATAATGCCTATAAGTATCTTGACTTCAAACCTGGTCCATCTTTGGGCCTTATTTCTGATGATCCTGATATTTTGAAATCAATAGAATTATCTTTATCTGGAAAAGACAGGTTGATGTTGTTTGATTATAGCATGACCAGTACCGACCCTTCTTTATCAGAATTGTTTTATTTGGAGAAGTATGACTCTTCGTATGCCGGGAATGATTTTGAACACTATTTTTACACCAGGCACCCGTATCTGTTAAAAGAAAAATCGGGCCCTAATATCGTAGAGCGAGATGGTGTTATAACAGCAGAAGGTATTTATGATAATTTTATAAGAGTAGGTAATAAGATATGGTCTAAAGTAAGCGAGAGTAGTTCCGGCTCTATCTACCAAAATCTGACAGGAACCGAATCAGAGGTGAAATACGATTCTACTCAGAAGGCTAAGACGGTAGAAACCGATTACGCTCCATACCAAAACAGATCTGGCTTGACGCAAGACATGACCGTAAGCAAGCCTGAATTGGATGATCTTAATAAATTGGAATGTAGGTAATTTTTGTGTACATATATATAGTTTTTTCATAGTTATAATTTGGGAAGTGAGGCTTGTGAAAGTCTCACTTTTCTCATATATGCACGTATATCAATAACATACAAGAAAAGTTAGATTTTCATTGTTTATGAATTATTTTTATTAAGTTTGCAATATTAGTTTCAGGAAGGGATTATAGAAATAGGAAAAAGTAAGAACCGGACGTAACTAATAACAGTAGGAAATGAGAATCAGTACCATCAAACGTAACAACAGCATTCATCTTATGTATAAAAACATTATGAATGATTTAGGTCAATTAAGAACTGTAGTTTCAAAATCCTATATTTATAATCTGATACAAAATCAAACCGGATTAAGTATCAGAACTATATCCCATGTCTTGAATCACACAAAAGAACAGGATACAGATTCTTTGTGAAAAGCATACATTTTCATACATTTGTGTGTTCTTTAGTTTTTAGATTTGAGTATTTCATGGTATTAGTTTAGAGATCAGGGCTCGCAGTGATGCGGGCCCTGGTTTGATTTAAAAAGTATTAAAATATTTGCTATTTAAGATCCTGTTCCTATTTTTGTTCCAGAAACAATGAACAACGAGATCCCACCTCTGGTTGTTTGATGTTGAAAGATATTTTTGGCTCATTAGGGTTTGTCATAGTGGGATCTGACATTCTCTTTTGGGCCTATTTTTTTTTATCATGGATAAAGTTTCTGTTTTTGAAAGTTCGGATTTTGGAGAGCTTAGAATTATTGTAGATCCAAAAGGAGATGTTTGGTTTGTGGCGTCAGATGTGGCTAAATCTCTTGGATATATAAATGCTAAAGATGCGGTAAAAAGACATGTAGATGATGATGATTCTATGCTTTTGCAAGTATCTGATAATCAATGGGGCGTAAAACGATCTATATTGAAAACCAGATATATAGATAGTATAAGAATAATTAATGAATCTGGTTTATATTCTCTTATATTATCTTCAAAATTAGAGTCTGCTAAGAGATTTGATTGGCGTACCGAATACGGTTATGGACTCAGCATTGCATGAACTGAGAGATAGAATAGACAAAGACCCTAAATGGGTGATTATATACCACTTTACACCAAAAGCGTAAAGTAATACACATTTATACGGAAATTCGTACCGGGTTACACCAAAACCCTCTACCTTCTGGTAACATCGTTACATCAAAGGATTCTTTTTCCGATTTACGGATGATGTTAAAAGCACCATTGATATCAGCATTAATTGTCTTACCAGAAGAGGTTTTAAACAATCCTCGTTTAATCCTTCTTCCTTTGTAAGATTCATGTTTGCAAATCCGTTCATTATCTAAAAAGCTACATTTTGAAGTATAAGATTCTTCAACGATCTTAACATTAATACCTTCTAATGTAGCTTTATACGATATCATACTGATAAACGAATTAAAAGGAATAGATACAAAGTTCTGATTATTACGCTTTCCAATATTGATCTCTTGTTTCCAGCACTTGTTATGACCGATTATGATCGTATTAATACCATTGGAAACTACATGATTAACCAATATTCTACTTGCTTTATGCAGATAGTCTTTGATCTTGTTATTCCTTTTGTCGGTTAATGACCTTATTTGTTTTGAAATCTGTTTATTGTCTTTTAACTTAGATTTTAAGAATGCTAACCTTTTGTTATAATATTGGTTAATAGACTTTAGTGGTCTACCATTGATGATAAAACAAGAACCGGTGTTTGAAACACAAGATGCTAAATTATCCAATCCTATGTCGATGCCAAGATAGTTCCCATTATCGGACATAAGATTCTTTTCCTTCTTATTGTAAACTATTTCAAGAACAATATACCCATTCTTAGGAATGAATCTAAGTTGTTGAATATTTTGCTTGTTAGTTCTTGTTGTAAAGGAAAACTGTTTTGGTAACTTAACAATGCCTTGTTTTATCCATTTTTGAGAAAAAGCATTTGTTGCAAAAACAGCAGGAAACAAACCACCCTTGTTGAGATACCTTGGCATTCTTACTTCCTCAGAATACTCACCTCTATTCTTTTTATTAAAGAGATTGAAGAAAGATTTAAAGTTTCTATCAACCATCATCAACACTTGTTGAGCAACCGGTGCTGGTAAAGCACGATAGTCAACATCATTTTCTGTTCTTAACTTCTTTTCAAGAGAATAGTAGTTTAGGTACTTATACTTTACAGTATTATCATCCTTGTATTGAAAATAATACTGTCTAACAACATATAACCCTTTATTGTATAAGTTTTTACACTTATGCAATAAGTCATAAAGCTCATTGTAATAAACAGAACTTGGCTTGATTGTATGTTGTTCGACTAATCTCATGACACAAATATAGAAATTATTATTTATATATGAAAACAAATTGGCGTATTTGTGGTGTAAAGTTGTATATAATTACCTAAAGATGTTAAAAATTGGCTCGAATCTTTACCCAAGATCTGAACCTATTTTTTTCAATACCAGGCCCGATGCGATTTTAACGTATCGGGTTTTTATTTTAATTCATATTGTTTTATTTTAAATCTAATTAATTCATGAATGTCGTACTTTTGTTGAAAAAGTATTCTATATGGAAAATAAGGAAGATTACGTTGGTTACGAAGATCAAGAACTGTGTAACCGGTATTACAAAGAGGCTGACGCCATGAGACAAAAGCAGGACTGGTCTCGGCTTAGGGCTGTCCCTGCTCCGGCCAAGGGAACGCCATCGCCCGGCTGGGGTCAGCTTGGACGTGGAAATGATGTCCGTGTTAAGTACGTTAGCATCAATTCAGGATTAGGAGGGGACAGATTATGACTGTAGAAGAATTGGCTAATAAAAGATACAGTGGCGAATTTGTTTTCATGCTTGGTCATTTGGAAGGTATAACAAGATTCGTTTTTGAATGTTTTGATCCCAGACCTGATCACGAAGGTAAAAATACTTATATGGTTTCCTATTTTGATAAGGGACTTCGTAGAAGAGATGTGGTAGATGTACCATGTTATATGAATGTTTTAGCAAAATAAATTAAAATATTGTAAATATCGTGGTTAGAATCGCATATTTCGGAACCGATGGCTGCCCCGGTCATCACGTTATTCCAATACGAGGTAAATTCACAGAAGAGGATATTAAGGTAATAGAATCTGTAGATTGTGATGATTTCTATAAGGTGTTTGATGTCATGCGTTTTAAGATAGCTGAGTTTAAAGGATGGACGATATTGGGAATCCCGGCAAGCTTAGACGATCATAGACCTGGAAGCAAAACCGTTATCTTCATAGAGGGTAAAGCTAACGAAGCTGATTTTATGGAAGTCATACAAGAGTATTCTTTTCTTAAAAATAATGTAAAGAAACTTGCCGAATTGTATCATGATGGAGAATGGCTTGCGACTGGTAAATTGAATCAAGATCCGCCTACTAACAAGGAGCGGTTTCAATTTACGTTAGACAAGGATGATGTTATTAACATGATTAGGGGAGTCGATTTAGATCCTTATTCTGATGTGGCGAATGAAATGGAGAAAATCGGATTGGGATCATCATCTGATTCTTCATATGAGGGTCCCACATGGTCTTGGTTTGTTAACAAAGTAGAACTTTGGCAGAAGAATAATGTATGGGATAGTTTCTCCGCTGAGTTTTTGTGGGGTTTGTATTGTAGGATAAAGAAAGTATAGTAACAATTAATTTAAAACAAATCATGGAATTAAAAGATTTTAAAGATGTGATTAGAGTAATGACAAAAGAAGAGTTCGAATCAACAATCGAAGAAGATATTAAATTCGTTGAGGGATTCAAGAATTTCTTAAAACATGATGATGCCACGAGGATAGTAGAGCATATCAAGTCTGTGTTAGAAGCATCAGTAGATTACTACTATCCTAATCATCCTGAAGTAGAATTTGAAAAAGATTTTAATATACAATACGATGTCAATAATATCTTGAACAAATACGGCCACACCGAAATGGGTCTGTATAAAATACAGCTCTATGTAGAGAAGATTTTGGGTAGTATTCAAAACAAGAAGCCTGTAGACGTGGGAGAAGTCTCTGACGGATACCACACTTTCAATGAATTGTATCGGTATAGCATGTTGTATAACGCTGCCTTCTTTAATCTATTAGCCAGAAATGGACAGGTTGAAGTTTGCAAATCAAGGAGACACAGCGACGGAGAAAAATGCTTCGGTTCTGATGATTGGTTTATTGTGATGGCGATCCTACCTACCGGTCAGGTATCTAATCACTATGAAAGCAAATACTGGGATTTGTTTGATGTTCCTGAAAGAGAAACCGCTTTCGAATACGATGGCCATACACCAAATGAAGCTGCCGACAGACTTAAAAAGTATCTCAAACTGCCTCGTCGTGGCATGACATTCGAACAGGCTTTAGAACGGCTTAAATTAGGTCGTAAGATAAAAAGAATCGATTGGGGTAAAAAGTATATCTGTATGTTTGACGTAAATATATTGATGGTAGATACAGGTCAAAAAGTAGCATCAAATTGGAATCCAACCGAACATGATATTATGTCTAATGACTGGGAGATGGCGGAATGAGTTTGTTTGTATGTTCAAAATGTGGCTGTATAGATAATACAGCCACATCATGTTACTGGGCTCTTATAAGACCTTGTAAGAATCGTATTTACGATGAATCTTTAAAAGGATATGAAGGCAAGCCTCTTTGTTCTGAATGTGCCGCTATTGAATATAGTAAGGAGGACGAACTGGTGGTAGTTCCTGGAACGTGGCACGGTAAGTTCAAGAAAGAATGGCCCACTAAAGAAGAAAAGAAACATATTGGTAAAAACGGAATATTAAATTTATAGTCATGTGTAATAAAGAAATAGTAATATGCGCCGCCATCTGGGTGCAGGACGGCAAGAAGCGTCCCCATCAGCCCATCAACATACCATCCGGCGCCGTGTTCTGTGGATTGAGACATTGTTCTATCATTTCTCAGTTTGCAGCTTATGGTATTGCTCATAAAAACCGCAGTGTTCAAGGATTTTTGACAAGCAAGAACCGGTTTCTAACAAGAGAGGAGGCATCTGAACTTGTTAAGAGCAATAATCAGGAAATGGTAGTAGATAGGAGTGCCATTAGAGAACAATTGTATTCAGAAGATCTATATTAACTAAAAAAACAAAATAATATGGGATTTAAAATCAAAAAGTCAATCACTTATGATATGATGGACGACAGTCGGGTAGAGTACGAATTTGATAATACCAATGATTTAAATCATATCATATTTAAAGGTGATTGTAGAGAACCTTTTTCATTTAGCAGAGTACTTGTTGAAGAATTAATTAAGACATTTGAAACCATACGGGATAGATACTCTGATAATTATGAACTTAAGGTCTATCTTTACAATTGTATAATTCAACTGAGCGTAAATCCAAAGGACCCCAGTGAATCCTTTTTTGGCGTATATGATAGAGATGAGATGAAATTGATATATAGTATAAAAAATAGTATCTTGAAAGGAATGTTTGGCATATGATTACTAAACAAGATATACAAGCAGCAGCATCGTATATTTTCCGAAGCAGTTTTGTCTCGGAGGACCGGGCAAGGAAAGCAATGGTAAGAGCCGGCAATAACGCTACCAAGATCCTCGTCAAGACCTTTAGAGGCAAGTTGTTCAATAAAGCTTTTGAAAGAGCCCGTAGAGGAAAGGATATCAGCTCTTTTGAAAGACAGGAAAAAGAAAGTGGTTTCAATTTTCTACATAATCCTAATAATGGTCGTATGCAAAGCGGTCATGTCAAAATAGATGAAATTGGACTATTTAAACAAATAATAGAGTAGGGTACGTAAGTTATCCGACTTTTTCATATATTTGTGGCATGGCAAGAGGTTATTATTGGATACCACAAACAGATGAAACGTTAAATGGCAGAAGCTATTACGTGGCTAAGATAGTAGGAGATATCACGTTTGATACTAAACGAAAAAGAATCGTATTTCAAGCTGATAGGTATTTCCCTGTAGGATCTGTTTTCCATTTTACGCACAATTGCTTTAACTATATCATAACTTGCCGACTTCGTAAGCCGGGGCTTTGGTTTGAAGCCAGGAGAGAGGATTCGGGTCCTATTTGCCCTGAAGATATTGAGCGCTTTGAATCAGGAAGGTTTATTCATAGAAATGGGTACAAATATAATGCATAAGCGTAACTTGACGATTTACGTCAGATTATATTTTTTTTCGTATTTATATTAAGCCGTCAGACTGGGAAGTTAGACGGCTTTGTTTTTAACATGTGCCTGATTTTTAATTACCTTTGTCACATAACAAAAATGTTTTATCATGGTATCAACGTGTATTATTAAAAGAGATAATAAAAAGAAAGTTGTTTCTGTCTCTACCAGATCAGGGGACAGGTCTATGTTGTTTGATAAAATAGCATCTATTCCTCTTATGGAAAACAGGGAACGGGCTACTACTGTTTTTAAAACCGTATTTTCTAATAAGTTCTTAAAGGCTTTTGGCGACTGGAGAAGGAGGGTACCTGTTAATAAACAGGCTTATAATAAGGTAAAATCCAACATCGGCCTTATTCCGGAAGCCTATAGAGAAAGGGTGCTGGATAAGGCTTCTAAGATGAGTAATCCTGTTCTTGTGTCAAAATCAGATGCACCTTATGAAATCCGAGAATCGGGCTTTGGATTCTACAGCCAAGATCTGGGTGATAATATTATGTTGGTGGATGCTATGGTTCCGTCAAGTATTTCCGTACCGGAAGGACCTGGAATAGACGCCGGTCAGTATCTACAAGATACTATATCTTCGGACTTCACCCCCGTATCTATGGTACAGGATAAGGGTGTTAATTATATGGTTATAAAAGACGGTCTTAAGATATTTAGCCCAGAAGAGCTACCAGAAACAGATTCTAATCCTGTGGGTGTAACGTATCAGACTGGAGAGCCTCGTTTGTTTTTCATGAACGATCGTAGTCAATTATTTGAAGATTACGGAGAAGCTCTTCGCTCTGGCGGGAATGATATTAGAATAGGATTCTTATCAGGAACCGTTCAAGAATCTACCGTGGATGGCGTGGCAGACATTACTTACAAAGCTGGAAAGTATGTTCTTAATAATCCCAAGTCTTTTATACCGGTCATGACCGCTTCTGCTTCTACTTCTTTATCAACAAAAGGCGGGATAATTAACTACCTTATAAAGAAAGGTCTTTTGTCAGGATCTAAGATATTCGATTCTGAAACAAGAAGCTATTATCTTACAGGAGAAGGTTATACAGGACAAATTAGACTTTTCAATTCAGCCTTATCATACACCGAGCTCCGTAATCATTTTGGTTCCGATGTTTCCATGAACGACCAAGGTATGATAACCATAAGCTCGTTGGATAACAGTAAGGTAACTATGAGACTCGCCACCGGAGGAACGGAAAGGGTTAGTAGGGAACAGATAAAGAACGATCTTAAGTCAGGAAGATACAATGAATTGGACGCCAAGTACGATCATTTTGATGCGCTTGTAGTTTCATTCATATTAGAAGATAACGATCTTTATGCTGATACTAAAGCTAAGATCGTATCAGATTATAGCAGGCAGGAACGTGACCAACGAAATTCTATTGTCGAGATACTGAAAACGCTTGGCGTTAGTGTCATAGGTATGACCGACTATATAGAGAAGTACCAAACCAAATACGGGCACGAACCTTCTGCTAAGGCATTGGCGGATATTGCTAATAACGTAATAGCAGTTGGTGAAGATGCTACTTTGTCTGACTTAGTAGAAGAAACAGCACACTTTCTCGTAGAGGCGTACAGAGATCAGAATGCTGTTGAGGCTGTTCTGCAAGATGTAGAAGGCACTGAAGAATGGAATCAGTATGCAGGTCAGTATTATAATACATACGGTAAGGTATATGAAGGCTCTGAACTTGATAATGCTGTTAGGAGAGAAATTCTTGGAAAGATCCTCGCCAGGGAGATGCAGACCGGCACAGCACAGGCGCCGGTAGAGCCCACCTCCTTCCTGGGGCGCGTCCGGCAGCTTTTCTCTGGAATCGTAAGCTGGCTTAAATCAGCTTTATCAACCCAAAGACAAGATTTGAATAACGTTATTAAAAACATTCGTGATCTTGCTATTACCGACATAGATAAAGGATTTGACACCTCTCTGTTAAAGGATAATGATTTTACATTATACTCTCTTTCTTCTATGAACAAGAACAAGTTTCTTGAGTCTAAGATCAGATCACTAAGAAAAACCTTAAGAGACTTACGTCAGATAAGCTCTGATAGGGCTGTAACTACGTCTATGACTCTTGCTCAGCTTAAGACCATAGAAGATAAGATAAATAAGGTAGAGACCGAAATAGACAAGAATGAGATGGCGGCTGCCATGAACAGCATGATCTCCACAGCCGAAGCTCAGGTCAGATACTTAAGTAATGTGGTAAACACCATCCTTCATGGTGATACCAAAGACGGTAAGCTTCACTTCAATACCAATGATCGAAAGAACGTAGATATTATCAACAATCAGGTTCTTCCGATCATGAACGATCTTCGAGGATATATCCGTAACAGAAGTACCGAATTTGATGAACGTGAAAAGCAGGATTATACAAATAGGATCAATACCGTCATTGCCGACATCAATGGTATTCAGTCTGATATTAAATCAGTACAAGACCTTGATGAAAGTACGTTGCTTGATAAGTTAATGAACGAACTTCATGTGCCGGCAGATAAGGTAAAGAGAGTAAAAGAATTTTTTGACAAGGTTCAACACGATGTTTCTTGGATAAGTAGGTGGTTCGGTATATTAGAGCATTCTTCCAGTCCGTTCAATAACGTTCTTGGAGCTATGATTGCAAAAGACAATTACAATGCGATGGTGAATGCCCAGCCCGCCATATCCGACTTCCTGGCATATGCTAAAAAGCATGGTTTTAACAAATCTGAATTTGAAAAACTGCTTCAGAAAGTAGACGGCAAAACTTCTAATTACCTTCGTAGTGCTCTTGATATGGCTAAATACGATCGTAATAAGAAACTGGCACAGATGCGTGCGTTTGCGGCTGCCATGAACATAGAAATATCAGAAGAAGAAATCAATGATGTGGTTGACAATAATCGTAATTACGTATTTAAAAGAGAAGTAGTTGACAAGGACGGAAATACGGTTACTGAAAACGCTAAATTCAAACCATCGTCTGATAGAGTTAATACCGATATTTTTACCATCGAGCAGGAAAAGATTTATACAGAACAGATGGAAAAGTGGGATGCTGAAAATTCGGAACTGGAATTTAGCGAAAGTTATGCCACAAGAATGGAATCCATATACAAAAAGGCTGAAGAAGAATTAGGGTATCCGGTTTCTCAAACAACCAAAGAATACCTTAATGCCCTATCCCGGCAAAAACGGATATTGAGGCAGCCTTTTATTGATAGCGGTGGTAATTTTGATGAAGTTGCCTATTTTAAAAGCAGCAATTACGAAGAAGAAGGACTGCTTCGTAAACAACGTAAAGAAGCAGCTTCAGAATACATATATGTAGGAACCAGGAGAGTGGAAAAAACCGGCGACCAACTTAAGATGGCTAAAGAAATACAAGCTATAAATGAAGTTTGGAGAAAGGAATCAAATAATGTTACCAATGCCGTATCAGAATCGTTTTTGCAAAAATTAAGAACGATTCAGAGCGAGTCGGGAGGAGAAGCTGCGCTGAAGACACTTATGTTGGGAGGTCACCTGTCGTTCAATGATCGGTTTTGGAATGAAGTAGAATCGGAACAGTCGGCGCGTACCGAATCAAATAACAAGGCTTCGTATCTTAAAATGGCGCATGATATCATTAGTTCTACGACAAGTGATAGAGATGCGACTGACGTGGATTCGATTGTGAAAGATATAGAAAAAAATAAGGCCATTATCAAGGAAATAATCGGAAACAACCGAGATGTGGCTGATATCGGAGAAATTAACGAAGCGACATTTACCTCATCTGAAAGAGATGCTTTTAGGGCCGCATCTGAAGCTATTGAAGCTGATTACGCTATCTTAATAGATTATGCTAAGATGGTGGGTCTTGAAGATATTGATAAGTACCTTACTAAAAGCAGTAAGGCCGAAAACGAAGTAAATCAGTCTTATTTAAATGCTCTTGCTGACTCCAAGGAAGTGGAATGGAAGTTCGTACAACGTCATACTACGGCGAAGAAAGCAAAAAGGATTCAGGCTTTAAGGGATAAGCTGTTTAAGGCTGCTGATAACCGATATCTGTTTACCGTATCTGAAACCAACTACCTGTCAGAAAAGCTTGGTATAAGCAAAGAATTAGACGGTAGAGATTTCAGGAATGCTGTTAATGCTAAGATGGCCAGCTTATTTTTAAATAACACAAGAGAAGAGGGCATAGAAGAGACCAATGCTATTGTTAATGAATTTGCCAGGAGCCAGGTCTTTTCGTACTATAAACGCATGGCGCCTACCGGATATGCGGCCATGATCGACAAAATAGGTCGAGGTGAGATAGATGTGGCGCAGATGGTTAAGGACGTACAAAACGGTACATCCACCCAAGATTATGGCATGGACATATCGTACCTGTCTTTCGATCCTGCAAGGGCATGGGTGGCTGAATCTGAAGCCGAAAATAGCGGCCGTAATCCTGATTATGTAAAAGATCATGGGTATGGTCATCGCATGCCTAAGAAAAGCCTGTATCGTGATGAATCGTATTTCAATGACTTTGGTATCAAGTATGATGCTGACGGTAATGAAGTTGCTACTAAAAACGTAGAGCAGTGGAATATGATTCAAAAACTCAAGGAAATAAAAAGACAATCCCTTGATCTATACAAAGAGCAGAGTCCCAATTTGTATGCTATTCCACAGATATCAAAACAAGACATAGAACGTATGGAAGGATTGGGTATTAACTTCAAAAATACGGTTCGTAATTTTGTATCAGATCTGTGCCTGGACAGAGTAGACGATTCTCTATATGGTAAGACCAGGCAAGGGGAAGTATATGACCCGGAAGACAGACTTAGGTCTATACCTAAATACTACATATATGAATTGGAGAACCAAGATGATGTATCTCACGATTTTGGCTACTCTTATTCGATGCTTATGATGCAGTCATCGTTATACAACGAAAAGCAGAAGTCTATAGAGCTTGCCCAAGGACTGGAGCAGATGTTGCTGAACAAACAATTTGAGGGCGGTAAGAAGGCTGAAGCAACCCAAGCATATCAGATGTTTAGGGACTTCTTCAACGATCATTATTATGGCATTAGGATGAACACCAAAAAACTTACGGTGAACATCGGAGGATATACGGTAGACCTTACAAGAATTATGATGGCTGTTGGAAGATTTATGTCGGTTATGAACTTGGCACTGTCTCCGTTTGTGGCAGCTACCGGCGCCCTGACAGGTCATATCAACCTCATCATGGAATCTGCCGTAGGACAGTATATAAGCAAAGACTCCCTTAAATACGCATCGGCTGAGTTTTCACGTCTTGCGCCATCTTGTATAGCAGAAACCGGAGACATAGATAGGAAAAGCAAATTATATGTCATAGGTGAGAGAATGGGGATATTCAATATCCGAAATCGTATGTATGGTGCCGGATACAATAGAGCGGCCAGGACCTTAATGCGTTCGCCTATGTATGCTTTTATGGAAATCCTGAACTACCCTCTTGATCCGCAGGTTATGATTGCTACTATGGACAATGTTCGTTATTACAAAGGCCGGTTCTACACGTTCCAAGATTTCAAGATGGAAAAAGAACGCAATAAAGAACAGAGTACCATAAAAAGAGAATGGAACGCATTAAAAGATCGTACTTTATGGAGTATGGTAGACGTCGTGGATGGGAAGGTGGTTGTAAAGCCAGGATCGGGTGTTACTGTTGAGGAAGTTGAAACCCAGATGGCTATAACCAGAAATCAAGTTCGTAGCTTGTCGCAGATATGCAACGGATCTTTGAATGAAGAAAACCGAACTGCCGCATCGCGCAACTGGATAGCCAGGTTCATGACCGCCCACCGAGGATGGTTGGTGCTGGCGGCTCAACGTCTGTGGAAAAGACGTGGCTTCAATTTCCAGACAATGCAAGAAGAGGAAGGGTTGTCAATTACGTTAAAGAATATGATAGCCAAAACATTTAGCTTAGCTTCCGAGTCTGGTATGAAAAACATCATAGATGCCTGGAACGAAAATAAAGACAATATGAATGAGGTAGAGAAAACCAATCTCAAACGTCTCAGTGTCTATGCCGGCACGTTCCTTATCATGCAGGCCGTATCTATGCTTCTTGCCGGATGGCGTGATGATGATGAAAACGAAGAAAGTTGGCTTACTCAATTTGGATCCTATGTCGGATTCAGAACCATAAACGAAATAGCTTCACAGATGCCGTTTATTATGGAGCTTAACGTGGTAGATATCATTAACGATCCGTTTGTTATGGGGCGAAAACTGAAGGATCTTACCGATCTTAGGAATTATTCACTTGATAAAGTAACATCCGGTACATACAAGGGAGAGTCTAAGTTATTTAGGCAACTCGCCAAACAGACGTTTATCAAACAATGGTATAATATCAAGACGCCGGAAGACGTAGCGCGCGCCTATAATTGGTGGCAGCAGACGAACAACAAGTCAATGATGTTCTTCATCGGCGCTACTCCTGATTCGGAAGGGGACGATGATGTTAGCTACAAGTAGACGAAGAATATCGGACTTGCATTGTTTTTGTATGATTCCAATATGTTATATTAGCATCGTCAAAGAGTAGATTGTACGTTTTTTGTTCTTACTTGAAAGATTATGTAGGTTTAATTTTTTCTGAAATTGTTTTCTTACCGGTTCTCAGTCAGAGATGATAGGGAACCGGTTTCTTTTATGTTGTCAATTATTGCTATCTTGCAAACAAAAATCATGAGACGAAGATTTCAAATAGGGATGGGGGTAAATCCCTCGCTTATAATCAATAAAGGCATATACATCCAACATGTAGATGGAGGATTATATACAAAAGAAAATTGGTCTAATAAAGGATATTCCAATGATCTATGCAATGGAATAGCTCTTGTAGATAAAGTGTGTTTTGTTATAGCCACCGAATATATTGGCACATTTCGTTGGGGTAAGGATGGAGAAATAGACAATATATTTGCACAAGATAGTTCTCATATGGGAACTATTAAAAAGGATTATTGGGGGCGTGAAAATCAGAATGCGTATCTTGAATATGATACCAGTAATACAGATTACGCTTTTAATAAAGCTAATAGCTATTTATTTAAAAATGGTCAAAATGGATATGTAGGTGGCGCCGGAGAGTTTTTTTTTGATATCATTGTATGCTAATGAAATAAACGAATGCCTTTTAATGGTAGGAGGTACGATAATGAGTAATAGAATGTGGACATCCACTCGAAATGAAAAATTTTCCTATTCGTGGTATTATGATATAAACATCCAAGGAGATCATTTGGATACAGGTTCAAGGGGTAGTTCACATTATGTCCGTCCTTTTACTGAATTAATTTTATAAAATTATGAGACGAAGATTTGAAAATAATGCTAAACTATATGAGTATAAGATAGTTAGTAACTGCATAGGGGGGGGATTTATGTAGATTATGAGCTGATAGGCACCGTCCCCGATAGTGGTGAGTTTATATACCAATCTCCTAAAAAGCGGTTGGATTCTGTGTATATTCAAGGAGGTGTGCCAACTGAAGATAGACAAGAGATCGACAGTCGGGTTGATACGACAAAGCAAGTGCTTGAGCAGGATTCTGTGATTCTTACTATTGGTTTAACAACCTCTCCTTCTTACGGGTTTATAGTAGGTGTGGTAGCACCTAATAAGTTTACGCTAAGGACAACCAATAGGATTAATAGAACATTTTTAATAACAAGCTTTACTCCACCTTCTCGTATATATGGTGTAAACTTTGGTTATTCTATTGTTCTTAATTATGAGAGTCAACAATATAAGAAGCCAGATCTTGTAATTGATGGACCTCATGATAGAATAGTTAGGGCAGACCCTAATCTTACTTGGGTTGTAAGATGTACAGATGCCGACTTTACACCTTTGCCATATCCAGAATCATGGTCCGGCCAAGGTTTAAATTCTATGTTCTTACCAGAAATGAAGAGTCTCACTCCTGGTGATCATCATGTATCATATACAGCTTATATTAATTTGGACTTGATAGATGATGGCGGAAGTAAAGTTCATACTGAATATCTGATATTAGAAAAAACACTTAATTTTACGATATGACAACAATTCCCAACCGTACGCCTATTGTATGGTTGGGAATTGTTGCAGTTACCATCTTTTCTTGTATAAGCAGAACATGAAATAAATTTCTAAGCATTAACTTCATGACCTATCCTATCTGTGAAAACTAAACCAGCACCTTCTATAACGTATCCTACTACAGGAGCTTTGTCAAATTCCTCCTTCGTAGCCCAAGTGGCATTATCAGGCATCAGTTCCTTAAAGACTTTTGGAACATCGCCCTGGCACCAAGTATTATTAGATACAACAATACCCTTTCCTTCGATGTTGATATACATCTTTCTCCCTCCACATCCAAGAGCATTCCATCCACTTGGCACGATCGCTGCCGTAGGTTTGATAATCCAGCTTACGCCATCTATTCTAACCCATCCTGGATCGTCTTTGTGTACGTTGTATATATTCTGCCAGCAGGCACACTGAAAGCACCACCCACGTTCTTCCATAATGGTCCTAATGTCCCCTTCTATGAAATCCGAGGCATCCATCGAATGTGTAGAGTTGGGGTTGTGCTTGGCACCACACTTAGGACATACAAGTTTTAAATTCTTTTCCATATCATTCTATTTTTACTATTTTAACAGAATCTCCGATATTGTATTCCCCTTGGCGTCTAACGAATTTTATGATTCTATTATGTTTAAATATTGAAATTCTTTCGTCTTCAGCATAATACATCACACGTCCACCCTGTAAAGGGCGTAGATCATATATAACCCATCCGTCATTAACCTGATGATTATTTGAACATGATGATAATATAAATATCATCAATAAAACAAAATATCTCATATTATTTTCAGCATAAAAATTTATAACCTGTTTTTACTGCTTCCGCTTCTTCTCTCGTATCAAACATTAAGGTAGTGACAGCTCTTATGCCTTCACAAACGTAAGATACTTTTACCCACCACCTAAAAATCCCAGAGCCGTAATCATCATAGTACGTCTCGGAAAGAACTTCTTCTACATATCCATCCAAATAATTCACGATCGCTCCTCCTTGTTTTTAGATTCTGCCTCTTCGAGTATGCTGATTACCTTGTCAACAATATCCGAATCCGACATTTTTTCAATAAAGACATCCATCGCCTTAGTTATGTCATTGGCTTCTTTTTCCTCAAGAGCTATTTCTCCACCGGTAATAGCATCAGATAATGATGTAGATAAGTGTCTTATCTTATCAATGCTCATAAACGTAAATGGATTACCACCTTGACCCCCACCCATTTCTTTCATGATCTGATATCCACCTGAGATAAGTCTGCTGGATGTCAGAGCCAAGGAAGACACGATAAGGGCCAGGACCGCCGCTTCCGTCCGCTCCTCAGACACACCCTTCGACCACACGGCTGCCCTTATAGCGCCAGCCAGGTTGTCTATGTATGGCATGAGGCAGTCTTCCATAACTTGTGTTATATCAGCTATAACCTCACTACGCTCTTTATTTATGTAATAGATAGAAGCATTATACCTCTTTATCTCCTTATCCATATCATTTAAAAAGCGCTTGATGTTGTGCTTATACATAGGACTGCCTTTAATTACCTCCTTCAGTTTAATAATGTAATTATAAGCCTGGTCGTTTACGAACAACGTCATGGTCTCAACCGTTGAATGAAGTGTGTTAAGACTGTTAAGAATCTTATCGAAATTGTTTATCAAATAAGCTCTTCTGGCTTTTGCTGCGTAGTTAATCATCACATTCGAATTTTAGATTTTCAAGTTCATTCAATTGTTTCTTAGTCAATTCGATCAGGTACGTTCTCCGTTCCTCTGCATGTTTTAAAGCTTCTTCTTTGCTCTCAAAAGCATCCCTTCCTATTTCATAAGGAGTGATCCTATCAGGAATGTCGGCTAACAAAAGACCACCATACTCTTCTATTTTAGCTTTTACTTTTCTTATTATACCGTCTCTCATGCACGCATCTGTAATCCATATAAACCTATCACATTCTTCTAATTCCCTTTCGTACAATTCATACCATTCTGGTTTAGGAAATCTTAATGTAAATCTAATCTCGGTATCTTTTTCTAAGACATTAATATCATACGCCTCCGGCCACAGCTCTTTTATACTGTTCTCGTCTTCAGCATATGCTACCAATACAAATGAATTACTGGATTCTGCACTACACCAATATGGATATTTTATAGGCCATTTGACTGGACGGTAATCATTGTTACAGTCATCCTTTCTAATGTAAAATCTTGCTTTAATCATGTTATTCTACTTTTTTGATTTCGCTTAAATCGTCTTCATGCACCAAATAAGATCCTCTTCCCGGTCTTCCTTCTTTATTAACTTCCTGGATTGTAAATATAACTGTTCCAGGACTCATGATTTGCACGCTCTTAAAAAAACCAACAAGAGGCTCTTTCGAACGTTTGTAAAAAACGCTCACTTTATCTCCCTTCTTTAACCCATAAACAGAATCGAAATACTCTTTTTTGATTCTATCAATATTGTCTTTATGATTTCTTATAGCACGAAGCTCTTTTTCCCATAAATAATTTAGCTGTTCTTTTGTCATTTCTTTTCCTCCTTACTTAAAGGCATTAACCCTTTTCCGTGCTTGTCATACCACAGCATAGCTATACAGTTCCATGCACATTGTGCAAGATGAAAACATCCTGTATCGGAATCCACTCTTTCCCCTTTCATGTATTCCATTAGGTGTCTAAACATTGCAGCTCGATACCGTTCAAATCCGTCGTCAAGATTCTGCCAATTATTAGACCCATATTTCTTGGCTCCGGCATGATAGACTCTTACAATGTCTTCAATCTCTTCCATCGGAAGCAAATCCCATCGTAGTTTGTCGTCAATGATGTCATTTTTCACTGATTTTATTGAAGTACTTTTTTCTGGATCTCCTACACGAATAAGTTCCATAATGTCTGTTTCTATAATAATTGCGTCTCCATTGTAATAAACTTCAGCAAACTTGTCATTTTCTTTTATGTTTGTTGCTGAAGTCACTAAAGATCCTTTGTATATTATAGTGTTTTTATCTATCTTATCATCTTTCAGTGTTTGAAAAATAGATCCTTTTGGATAAAGGATGTTTTTAGTATTATTGTCCATTTTTTCCATCGTTTTATCGTTGTTTTAATCAATTAGTATAATGATATAGTCCATTATTTTTCTTCTTCGCCTATAAAGCGATCAAATTCTTCTCCGCTCATAACAATGCGGTTAATGATAATTATGCCGTTATTGCTATAATCACCACTTTTAACTCCCATATCATCAAGCTCCTTCTTTAATTCTTCAAATGTGGGACCTGTCTTGCTTTTAAAAAATAAAGTAGCATGTACAATCTTTTCGTTGTTTAGTTTTGCTCTCACGGTATAGACATATCCTTTTTCCTCTTCATCCTTTTTGTTGACACCATCAAGGATGCTATTTATCATATCCTTGTCCTCACGTGATAGGTTAGATATAGCGATTCTGCCCTTTAACCTAAATATTTCGTTTTCGTTCATAACCTTCCATTTTTGTTGTTTTCAAAATATTGTCTTACGGCTTCTATAGCCTTATCATCATCAAAAGCCTCTTCAAACTCCGTATAGAACCTATCTCGTTCCATGCAGAATGTGTTTTTCCCTTCCGGTATAGGACGGAACACAACCACCCTCTCTTTGTCGTGATTGGTTCCTATTATGTTATTATCTAAGATAATAGAATACCTTCTTGAACTCTTGTTGATAACAACATCATGTTGAAGACCATACAATTTAAGTATTTCCCTTAATTCATTTGTTTCCATTTATATTATTCCTTCCAAATTTACTTTAATAGAACCATTTATAGTTTTAATGCTCCCATCTATGGTTGAAATCACATCATCTAAATAATTTATAATACCTTCCATGTCATCAACCACCTCCTCCATATAAGTTACAGCCTGATCTGATTCCCAATATCTTTCTGAGTCTTGTAACGATTCAGGTATATTATCTCTCGCCTCAGTCTCTTCGTCTAAAATCATATCAACATCATCTTTGGCTGAATTTATGTTGTGCTTCAACTCTGACAACTTTGATTTGATGTATTCAAAATCCGTTTTATACTTATTTACATTGTTAATAACATCCGATATTTTTTTTCTTCTCTTGTTGTTCATGCCTTTATCCTATTATAATATTCGATAATCTTTTCTTTTCTATCTCCTGGTTTTACTGCCATATTCTCAGCCAAGAACCTAAAATACGACACCGGTATGTCCTTGAATCTAATTCCTTCATATTTTCCAAACCACATTATTATACTGTCAAGATCGTCTTCTCTCCTACCATCTCCATTCACAGATTTAAGCGAGGCTGCCCGGCGAAGGATCTCGTCTTTGGTAATAATATCACCCATCCTTATATTGGACAGAAGTTGATCTCCGGCAAACATACACCAGCCCTTAGAAGGGAATTGTTCGATTGTCAAGTCTTCTATCCGACCGAAACGCCTCATGTTGTCGCAGCAATCAACTATCAGCGCCTCTTTCTTGTCAGGATGGATGCGGACGGCGCGGCCTAATATTTGGTAATATGTTGAATATGAGAATGTTGGGCGACCAAACATCACACAATCAAGTTCAGGAAAATCAAATCCGGTAGCAAGCGTTGAATAATTAAAAACCACCTTCAACTTTCCTTCTTTGAAATCGGATATAATTTGCTCTCTTTTCTTTTTGGTTGTTAGCGATGTTACGACACCGGTTATGGCTCCCATCTTGGCATTCATGAACTCTGATATTCTATTACATGATTCAATAGAATCCATGCAAACCAAAATGGCTTTACGTTCGTTCATAAGTTGAAGAAGGCGCTTGTAGATAGAGTTGTTTAAGCCATTTCGTACAATACTTTCTTTAATAGATTCGTTGGTGTATTCAGCTCCGGTGCTGTTCAACATCAGAGCCGATTCATCAAAAGACCATCGTTCGTACTTAAGTGGACACCAAAACCCTTGAGAAGTTAATTCTTGTATTTGAGTCACATGAACTATTTTCTTGAAGAAATTATGCTCGTCTTTCGTCAGCATATTGAGCTTGCTGTAGTTTCCTTCCAGCATGGAACTGTAGGTTCGGAGGCGGCAGGGAGTGGCGGTGAAGCCCAGCACCTTCGCCTCTGGGAACCTGTTCATAAACTCCATAAATTCAGAACCTTCTTCAGGAGAATATCCTGAATGACATTCGTCTATCAATAAGGTATCTATCCCTATATCCTTCAACCTCGCTACATCTTTCTTTATGCTCTTTAATGTTGCATAAGTCATAGCCGACAGCTCCTTTATACCACATGAAGCAGAATATATAGTAGGTTTAGAACCGAATGATACGGCCTTTGCATAATTCTGCTCCAGAATCTCTTTTGAGGGCTGTAATACTAATGTCGGTCTATTTATTTCATGTGCTATCTTGGATATCAGAAGGCTCTTTCCACATCCGCATGGGGCTACGATTATGCCAGGCTTCTTAGATCTTCCTGTAAGAAACTTAAGCCCGGCATCTACTGCTTCTTTTTGGTAAGGTCTAAGTTCAAAGCCCATCGCAATCTATTTTACTGTTTTTTGAAAGTTCTATTATCGCCTCTTTCAACATCTCCCTTGCCTTATTCTCATTATCTTCAAACAGGCATACACTGCATGTAGCACCTTTGGAGGGGTAGTCTCTGTAGGCTTCTGCTCTTTCTACAACGTACTCACAACAATAGTCGTGACTCATGTCTTTTGCTATACTTATAAAATGATCTTCTCCATCCATCAACACGCAATATTCAGCATCGTTTTCGCATGCAATAACACCTTTGTTTTTTAAAATGGATAGCACTTTGTTTCCAAAAAGTCCAATATAGACCCATATATCTTTCCCTGCATTTTTGTAAAAAATACCCATTCCTTCTTTGATTGTGACTTTCTTTTCCATAACCCCTTATTTTATATCAGTAATTAAAACATATCTTTTAACAATATCTTCAAGACTCACAGAAGAACGTATATATAGTTTTTCTTCGTACTCATATAGAGCGTACCCTTCTTTTATGTCTAATATCTTAATCACATGCTTGCCTCTTTCAAATGGATCCTCAAAGTAGCTCTTATGTTCGTATCTTTGACCTACTTTGATTTTGTCAGTTTTCTTCTTCATCTTATAACGCTCTACTGCTCTACCTGTTTTTATGAAAGCTGTCGTGAGTAAGTATAATAAAACTAAATACAAAAGGATCGCTACTCCACATATTAGATCTTCTTTCATTACACTCCTTTTAAATAGTTGAACCATATATCCTCCAGCTTCTCCTGAAGCTCAAACGCTTTCTTGAAATTCCCGCATCGTACAGCAACGTCTCTCATGTATGTCAAGTTTATAACTTCCGGATCTTGCCGGTATTTTGTTCTTAACTTTTGAACATCATCGTATTTCATCGTTTTATCTTTTTAGACGGATCCCAATCCGAAGAGAAAGGGCATTCGTTTTTGTTATGTAATCCAAAGTCGCAATAATAACACAGTGCTGACGGGCAGGGTAGCTTGTTTTGCGAAACAGGCTGGCTTAGGGTGGCACGCCGCTTGCTATACCTGGCTCCTTCTGCTCCCTGGATGTACGCTTGAAATGATTTTACACTATTATCTTCAAAATCATACATTTTAGATAAAGTGTCATTTAGCATTTCTATAGATTTTGTTTTACGTTCCTCATCCACCTTAACCTTTTGGTACTGCCTGGTCCTGGTAAAGAAATAGATGTTCATATCTGGTAGAACCCCACCATATCTTCTATAGATGTAAAACGAATATATAGGATGCTGTAAATTTGTTTCCAGCTTTTTAGAATCAAAAATTTTATTACCTGATTTCCAATCTATGACATAATGATGGATCACCCCTTTGCTCTTTATAGCCAGATGAAGGTCTACTGATCCTACTATGTACACATGTGTATGAACGTCACCATTTATATCAACAGGCTTAGGAAGACGATACGGCAGCACAAAATCTTCTTCTACTCCAACTATAGCACCGTGTCTGATAAGTTTCTCACAGGGATTAAGATCACTATCAGCTATCATAAACCTATTGCCGTCTTTTTTGAACAGATCCACAATCCAAGCAAGAAGCTCCCCAGATTGTTTCATGGCTATCATCATATTTTCTGGTGATTGCCAAGGTATGTCTTCTTGATAGGAATAGTAACTTATCGCTTCTCCAAGGTCTTTACCAGAAGGCTGTCTTCCGTTCTTAAAGAAGTATTCCAGTGTTTTATGGATAACCGTACCATAAGATGTAGCTTCTTGTTTTTCTGTAGACCTTTTACCCTCTACGTAAGTCTTATACCATTTCATTGGACAAGTAAGAAACGTATCTATCTGGGAATAAGATATGGCAAGACGTTTCACACCATTAAACTCCTTATATAGCAAATGTGTTTCCGGGACCATCATAAGTCATTGTCTTTAAATCCTTCCGGGTAATATACGACATACTTCTTACCGTCTTCTGGTGTCATGGCAAACTGCATGTAGTTATTACGATTACGATGCTTACCATCTAATCCTCGCTTCCAATACAGAATCCCGTCTATATCCACATAAGACCGTCCGCGTTCGGCTCTAACTACGTCCGTGTGCAGCAGATACCCGTCGGAAGACACAATCCATACTTTATCTCCTTTGTTTAAATAAGATATTCTTTTTCTTACAACAACCTTTTTCTTATTATCTAATGCAAATTCCTCATCAGTCATACTCTTCATCCTCCTCTTCTTCTGTTTCAAAATCAATTCCATAACACTGATCATAATGCTTGGTCAGTTCTTCTGGTTCTAAATCTTGTCCAAAATCCATGTTAAAAATATCGTAATTAGTAAAGCACTTAAAATCACTGTTCCAGCAGGCAGGAAATCTATGAATGCTGCTTTTATTTCTTCAATTAGGCCCAAGTGTAACCTTGGGCCATTGTATTTATTTTTTGTCATCTCCTTTTAATTTCTTTAAAGTATCTGCAATCGGAAGCTGATCAATGACTCCCAATGCCGGAGCGACGGTCTTGACAACATTGTTAAGGAAATTACCGGTACTGTTCTGACCGCCGTCAAATACCGTGATATTTCCGAGATTAATGTGCTCAAATGCTTTAACCTGTTCTCCAGCAATTTCTTTCCACTGATTAACCATCTTGTACTGGATGGCGATCTGAGGATTGGATTCTGCTGCTTCCACCATAGCCTTAAATCCGTCGGCTTCTGCCATTAACGACTTTTTCTTACCTTCGGCTTCTGCCTCCAGCTTCATCTGAATAGCTTTTGCCTCCGCTTCTGCTTTTGCCAAATGTGCTGCTGCTTCGGCATCAGCCCGGCGTTTGATCTTCTCAGCTTCAGCATCAGCTTGCAACATAGCCTCCTGCTTCTGAATTTCAGCCGGCACAATCTTTTCAGCTTTAAGCGCAGCTTGAACCTTCTTAGCTTTAGCTTCTTCCACTTCTTTATCAGCAAGCTCTTTTGCCGTTTTTACAGCCGCTTCCGACTTAACCCTCTCTTCTCCAGCCTTCTTTTCTGATTGAGCTTTGATAACCTGTAATTCTGATTCTGATATAGCAACCTCTTTCTGGGCATTGTTATAACCCACAGATGCGTTTTTCTCAGCTTCAGCTTTCTTGATCTGAGCTTCGGAATCTTGGATTGCTATAGCTGCTTGTTTATCAGCCTCAGCCTTATTCTTTCCGACTTCTTCCATTCTTTCAGCTTCAGCTTTGTTTACCTCAAGTTCTGCCTTAGATCTTGCAATCGCTGATTCCTTGTCAGCCAAAGTCTTTGCTATAGCCGCAGCCCTATCTCTATCGGCTTGAGCTACACCGATCTGTTTTTCTTTATCGGTTAAAGCCAAAGCTACTTCTTTTTCTTTCTTTGTTTCAGCTACTACCGTTTCTTTTTCTTTTTCAGTATAGGCAATTTGAATCTCTTGCTCTTTTTGGGTATTAGCTACAGCCGTTTCTTTTTCCTTCTGTTGTACAGCAATCTTAATAGCACCCAGCTTTTCCTGTTCTTCGATATTAGCCTGTGCTTCGTTCAGAGCCTTGCTTTCAGCCTCTTTACCAAGATTCATGATGTAGCCGGCTTCATCTCTGATGTCACTGATGTTGATATTTAGGAGGTAAAGGCCTAACTTATTAAGTTCGTTATCAATGTTTTTTCTTGCCTTATCCAAAAACTCATCCCTGTCAGAATTAAGTTTTTCAATCGTCATTTCGGCAATAATCAAACGCATCTGACCGTAAACGATGTCTGTAATAAGATTTTCAGTAGATTCGGTATCCATCCCCAAAAGTCTTTCTGCTGCATTCTGCATAATTTCAGGATTTGTACTGATAGCTACTGTAATAGTTGTAGGCACATCTACTCTAATATTCTGAGATGACAAAGCACCGGTAAGCCTACAATCTATTTGCATAGGCTCCATAGATAAAATATCATAGCTTTGGATAATAGGCAACACGAATGCTGCTCCACCATGATATAATTTCGCCGATTTCTTCTCTCCACCTGTCTTACCATAAACGACCAAGACTTGGTTAGGCTTACATCTACGATACCTTGATAAGACTCCGATGATTGTCAAAATAATCACTACAGCTAAAATAGCTGACACGTACATGATTGTTGTCATAACTTTTAAAATTTAATTGTTGATAAAAAAAATTAGATGCTTAATTCTCCTTCTTCGTATTTTATATTCACCTTGTCACCGTTTTTGTAAGTTTTTCCAGACAAGCATCTTACTCTCATTTGCTCCTGTCTTCCATTTTTCGAAATATTTACCATATAATGATTCTTCCCTGATCTAAACACTATCTCCACCTCTCTGCCATTTAAATCTTCCGGACATTCGTACACCATTTCTTGCTTTAACTTAAGAAGTAACTTATATACGTAAAACAAAACGATAAAGAAAAACGACCCTATCACAACCCCTACTAAATGGGAACCCGAAAAGTAGGTAGTCCAGCTATATCCAAGAATAAAATGTGTTATGCCCTTGAATGATATGATGTCCGACAAAGACATGCTTAAATCAGAAGCACTGTCAATGTCAATATCCGTATCCAGATCAGATCCTAATATCGACAACAAAAACTGTATAACAAAAGCAAATGACGCTATTAAAGCCATGCATAAAATTATGTCACTTCCCATACCCTTCTGTTATTATTTTGTAAACAAGATCAGTCATATCTTTGATGGTCTCCATATCATAATCAATAATAACAATATTGAATTTTTGTTCCACCATCACATCAAGCTCAATTCGATCAACAGAATCTAATCCAAGTTCTTTAAACGTCACATCCTCTTCATGAACTATATCTATTTCCGAATTAAGAAACTGAGTAATAATTATATCCTCTATTATCTTTCTGATTCTTACTTTTTCCATTGCTTTCTAATTTTGTTAAATAAGTATGTTTTTATGTTTTTCAATCTCTCTTTGTCTGTTTCAGAACTTCCGGTAAATAAATAATCCGGATTGCCTTTAGCCGGCGGCGTAGGCAATTTAGATACGGCAAACAACCAATCCATTTCCTTATTCTTCTTAGGCTCCAAATAAGGCTCGGTAGCGATCTTAAATTTTTCAGCTATTAAGTCAAAGAGCTTTGAATTTTTAAGGTTCATATGGACTGAAAAAGCCTGAGAAGGCGGTTTCCATATGAAGTTACATAAGCTCATTGTATAATCTCCTGACTCTGCTATATAAGATTCCGTTACCTGAAGTATGACCTCTTTCTTGAATGAGGTGTTACCCATAAACCAACATAATCTGGATTCCGCTTCTTTTCTACTGACACCTATGTCTTTTGAATATGATTCGTACATTCCTATCATAATCTTCAACGTTTCCAGAACCTCGTCTGTCATCTCTGGTGTCTCTATATAATTCACAAAAGACGTTCCTTTGTTGGTCAATCTCATCACGCCTGATTTTAATTTCTCAACCAGGCCAAGCTCTATATATCTACCAGCATCTTCTTCCGGCATGGCTTCGATCATAACCGAATCCTTCTGTCTTATGGCAAGAAGATTAGCAAGATCATTAGGAGTCATGTCTGATGCTGCAAGTTGTCTGAAATTGATGTACATTCTTAATCAGCTTTAATGAAAATAACATCCTTGTTATCCTCCCTCTCCGCGTAATTACACGGACCTGCAACCATACCCACTGCTCCGCATGTGAAGTAATCAAATATACATCCTTCACATCCTGAATCCGGTGCCGTAGCTTCCACACATTTTAATCTTACAAGTCCGGCAGTAAATACTTCTCCTACTTTAAATTCCTTCTTTTCCATATTCCCTCCTTGTTTTTAACTGTTGTACCCTTCTTTAATAATCGAATTTCTACCGGTAGATACCGACTGGCGAAGATCGTCATGTACAGAATCTACCGTAGAATACTTGTTTCTGGTTGTAAAAATCACTTCCAGCATCTCCTTGTAATCACCTAAAGCTACTTCGTATCTCGGATCTACTTTGGCTTTTCTTTCAGCCTCGGCATTACTTTTAGCCAGCTCCCGGTCGAGGAGGTCTTCTTTGATTCGGTCAGCAATCATATCAAGTTCTTTTTTAATAACTTCTCCTGCTGCCCGAAGTTGACCTTCTACGTCACCAAGCTGGTCTTGGACGGTTCCTATTTCTTTCTTTAGACGATCGTATTCGTTAATCATACCCATATCACCTGCATAGCCGGAAAAGTCCTTGATTATTCTGGTTCCTTCTTTAAGGAGTTCAATGACTCGTCTTTTACGTTCTCTGCTTATTAAAGACGGAAGACGATAATTCATATCCGCCACCGCCTTATCATGTATGGAGTTGATTAAAAACATCTCTCTTTCATCCCCTGCAAACTCAGTAAGAACCAAAAGGAACTTACTTATCAGGTATTCGTTTTCTTCTACTGTTAGTCTCATGGTTCTTATTTTTTTTTAATACAATGACTGTTCTTCCTTTGTCTCTTGTTCTTGATCTTGATTGTTCGTAACGTCTTCCACAGTATAGAGCTTGGGCGGCGTCGGCGGCTGGTTGGGGTTCACGAACTTCGTCCCGCCCTCCCCGTACATCCATCCATGTCCCGGCAGTATCTCTGGGTGGATTGTATTAGTAAGCTCTTCCATACTAACTTGCCTTACCTTCAGTATATGATGAAACACCAGTCCGGCTGTCCTGAATGATGTTTTGTTTTCAGTTTTAAACCTATCAAGAGTCTGATACCAATCTTTCCCAAATATCATATACTTATCCAGCCCGTACCTACGAGGATTGTGCAAGCCTATCATTAACGTACATAACTGACCCAGCGTATCAGACTGGTAAAAATCAGAAAGACGCGGAGGCTGCTCTTGTGGGCTTTTTATCCTTCCTTCTATTTCTCTGTTGAATTGGGATATGATGAGGAAAAATATGTTTTTATATACTAATTTAGCTTCGTTCATAACCGCCACCAAATCATCTATAGCCGACTTAGGATCTAATCCCATTCTTTTTATCAAAGCAATATGATCGACTTTAAATATTATAAGACGTTTGTCTTTATGTTTGGTAGCTATATGATACACAGCCGCCTCAAACTCTTTTACCGTACACGGAGCATCGATGTATATTATATTATTTCTGATTTCACCTTGAAGGATTTCAAACATCCTCATCTCTTCTACTGTATTAGAATCTTGCCTTCTTAATATTTCAGGAGCCCGCTTTTTCATATCCTGGCTCATTCTGCGAAGAAGAAGATCTTGAGGATTCATTTCGAACTCGCAATTAACAAGAAAATAATCTTCTGCTTGCGGGTTGATCATCGGATTCATCACATTTTCCAATATCTTTTGGGCCACATACGATTTACCTACAGATGGCCGGGCTCCTATGGCAATAGCATGCTGAGGGAAAATACCTCCAAGCAAAGCCTCATCAATATAATCGTATCCGGTTTTAGCGGGGATAAGCTCTCCCCGCCTGTATTTCAAGATATTCTCATACGCCTCTTCCATAACTTGTTTAGAGGTCTTGAATATCCTTCTTATATCTATCCTATTTGCTATCTCCTCTTGCATTTTTGTCACCTTTCGTATCCGACTTGGATCCCCTATTAGCTTTTACTGATTTATACCTAAGACCGTTCTTGGTATGAGAACAATCCTTGCCTTTCCTCCAGCCCTTGCCCTTCTTCTTGTCCGTTTCGTAGTTTTTACGACCAAGCTCCCGGCGTTTGGCTTTCTGTTCCGGTCTGGCATTTATCTCCTTGTCCTTTTTAGCCTTTTTCTTCCTGGCTTCTGGATGAGTCCTGTAGTACTCTGTTGATCTGCCCATGTGCTTATATTTTTTTTGATTAATAATAGCACAAAGATAGGCAATTCGCGCCCTATTTCAACCTGCCGTAGCTCATATCAGGATCACACCAGACATACCCATCTTTCTCATCATGGAGATACTCAGGACATCCTCTACATGCGCTACTTCCTGACACTATTTGATTGTTCTTATTAGGGCACTTATCTCCAGGCTTATGCCATTCTATTCTCGAACCTGATCGTTCTTTGTTTACATGACAGAACTGAAAGACTTTTCCCATCGTCTTCTCGCCAAACATACCTATATGTGTGTACTCTTCCGGTATAGATAGAAATTCAGATAAATCTTTATACATCCTTTCCCGTTCCTCCGGCGTAGACCATAATCTGTCAAGTTCGGCATGGACTCTTATCTTAAGAGACCTCAGTGATGGCCCCGCAAGCCGGCCTTTAGCTTTTCCCTTATTCGGCCCTGATTCATGAACACCGACATAAGCGTTGCATGGTTTGCACATCATAACCATCCCTAAGCCTTTTCTGCTATATATTTTATCGGCATTTACCAGCTCAGTTTCTCTTCCGCAATAAGGACAAATTTCGCCTCTTAAAACCCGTTGTTGGCGCTCATTAAGTTCCATACCCTATTCTTTTGTTTTTCTTTAAACTTTTCATACAAACTGCTTTCAGTTTCCATTTCTGAGATCTCTACCTCTACGTCCTCTCTTTTGAAAATTACTTTCTTGGCTGTCGGATACGCACATTTAGAGATACGAATAGCATTACGAATAGCGTAAACAAAATACGTTTCTGGTGACGATTCGATCACCACTACCTCATTTAAAGTATTTTTATAATTTTCCATATTATCTGCTTGCTTCAATTATATAACCCGGATGATCTTCACACGCCTCTTTGTATTTGATAAGAAACTTAAGAAATGAATCATAAGACCCCCATCCGTTTTCTGGTTCGTATCTCAAAAGACTCTTTCTCTTGGAGATCATAATATATATACCTTTTGTGAGTATCTTCACCATCTCCTTAGTATCTATTTCCCTGCCCAATTCTTCCGGTCTCCAAACATAATCGTATAGTGTTTCTTTGTTTTCTGATACGAATATTTTTTGTGCCATCTTGTTCATGTTGTGGGTGATGTTTGCAACCCATTTACGATCCTCTTCTTTCTTCTTGCTCTTAATATAAACGTCCAGGCTCATAATATTTCTCTTTTACTTTGTTATTAATTATCAAATCTGCCACATCATCTCCGTCCCCTACATTCTCAACACTCTGAAGATAGTCCGATACTTTTATCCTTGACTTCATCATCATCCCATCTATCTTTTTACTCCATGTGTCAAATGCTTGTCCTTTGTCCGGAAAAGCTACAGTCTTTCTATCTTTTAAAACATCTATCACTTCCGGTCTTAAGTTCTGCAACCCACCGGTAGCTACAAACAACTCATCTGGTTTATTCACGGCGCATATAATAGCCGTCTTTTCTGACTCCACCAAATTAACTACCTTATCTGGATACTGGCTTAGAAGATGTTCTCCAAACAGGCATTGTCTAAACAAGAAGTCTCTTGCATGCAACGAGTGATAAAACATGACATGAGGTCGCTCATTGTCACCGTCTTTTTCCTTCACTCTTTTTACATCAATCTCATTCCCCTGGCTGTCGGTCTTTATATAAAAATCCATAATCTTGCCGGTTCTGCATACAAAGTCCTTATCTATCTGCCAGAATATACAACACCCTTTCCATCCCCATAAGTCCATTGTTCCAACATGATACCTTCTAAATACGTCAGATACCCTTTCTTTTCCCCATAGAGACGATAAAAATCTAAATACGGTGTTTCTATCGTCTGGAACTACAGTCCTCTCAAACTCGCTAAAAGGTATGTAATTTACAACGTCAGGATTTACAGGAGGACGATAAGCTCTTATGCACTTATTTCCCGAAATCCAAAGATCTTTGTCACCTACATCCTTGCCGGTAGGTCGTTTATCATAACCGCAAGTTCGTTCATGATCGCATCTTCCAAACTCATTGCCAACGACCTGACCGGTCGCCACATCAATATAAGGGGTAAGGCACCGGCTTTTCCCGCAAGCCGGGCAGGTTAGCTTCAGTCGGCTCCTGCCAGGCCTGCGGTCAAGTTGAAACCGAGGTACGTTTTCGTATTTTCTAAAATCAAGCATCCTTAGCTCCTCTCATTGCTTTTTATATCATGAACCTTTTAGATATTTCCTCTGCAATATCATATACAACCGTATGATCCTCTTCATTGTATGGTTTATTGATATTCAACACTCCTTTTCTCACTTTGAATTTCTTATCTTTTCTAAGGTGATTCAACATACCTTGTTGGAACACACAGTCCGCCTTTTCAAGTGCTACACTGTCTTCTGTCCATTCTTTCAGCGTATATCCTTTACTGCTCGTGCTTTTTGGAGAAAAGTTCATAATACGTGCATCAATCCCATACCATGCTTTAACCATTCTTCTTTCAGCTTCTAATTGAAATGCGTATGATTCCCATATTCCCCCTGATTTAAAGTCGAGAATAACCACTTCTTCCTTCTCCACTTCTCTTACCTCCTTCTTCGGATCGCCTTTTTTAAACTGCCCTGTAGCCCTTTGATACACGGCTCCAAAATAACCTTCTTCTTTGTATTTGAATGTCATTTTAACCATCGCATCTATCGGCGTAGCTACCAAATAATCTTCTAATGACAATATTCTTTCAATCATCATCGGCTTAACCTTATACTCCGAACAAAACTTAGCAAACTTCATAACTCTGACAATCATATCATCAAGATCATCTATGCTACCAAAGAATTTGTCAAGATTCTTTTTCGATATCTTCAGCTTGCCTTCTTGTACTGTTTTGATGATAAAGCTTCGATTTAAGACTATATCTCTACCTGTTAGGTACAATCCGTACAGATAGTGCATGATCGTTCCCCTGTCGGCTTCATACTGTGCCACCTCTTCCGGATTGCGACCAAGCATCTTCATCTCTTGCTTCCATTCCTGAAGTGCGGTCTTATCATCTACATACCCATCTTTGATTAAAGTTGTTACCGAAGCATATATCTTGGCCGTTCCATCATCCATCTTCCTTACATAAAAACGATTATCGTCTAATGTCAATCTTACGAATTTGGGAGTCTCAATCTTCTTCAACTCATCGCAGATATAAAACGGCTCTAACGTTTCTTGATTTTCTGTAAACGGATTCGAATCTTCCTCTCCAGGGTTAGGATCTGCTTCCTCTGCCGGAGCTTCCGGTTCCTCCTTCTGGGCCTGCTCTGTCTCAGGCGCCGGCTCTTTAACTACTGGAACCTGTCCGCCTCTTTCTGCTATGTCTCTGTTCTTTATTAAAGACATAACCTCCTTCTTCAACTGCTCTGGTGTTTGGTTAGGATCTGACACCGACATCACAACATCGTTCATTCTAAACAACGTATTTCCCTCTCCTTTCACCATAGGTACAAACCCTAAATCTATTAATATTTTAATCTTTTCTTCTATCATACCTATCAATTATTTCAATAATCAACCTACCTCTTTCCTTGATCATTCCTCTGCTTTCCATATCCAGTACCTTCTTTACCGCATACTTCCACACAAAAGGAAATTCTGTTTCAAGTTTATCAAATTCCATCCGGTCAAGATACATGTCGAATACCGTATGCTCCGATTCATGAAGGAAAACTATATTATCCCTGCAAGTAGCAACTGACTTATATATCCTTTTCGGAAGTATGTGACAGACGTTACATACTGTAGGAAAATGAATAGCCTTACCAGTCATAGACATTCGAATGCTACCCAACTCCTCCAACATAAGACGAAAAAACCCGGATAAATCCGGGGTCTCTAACTTTTTCTTCTTGCTGCTGTTTTTAATGGATGTAATTCTGTTTTTTTTCTTCGGAGTCAACTCTTTGCTCCTGCAAGCCTGGCATAAGCCATGACTTCTTATTATCACTTTTCGTCCGCATCGTTCGCAGACGTATAGCTTCTTTTCCTTGCTTTCCATTCGAATAATAATGATATTATTGAAAAGAACAATCCCGCTGAAGCCAGTAGATAAGGTACGTTCATTAATAATTTAGATACCTCGTCTGTCTTAATCACTATCAGAAGGAAAGCGCCTGCTGAAAGCAATGATATTATCGCCACAACAAGCGCTATGTTGGAAACTACATCAGCCTTACTTTTCACTCTTCTTCTCGCCTAATTTTTCAGCTCCCTTCTGAAGATCGTATTTGAATACGTCAATGATCTTCGTTTCAGCAATAGCTTCGCAATTCCAGTCGCCCAACGTACCCTGCATGCCTTTAGTCAACACAGCTTCGGCATCCTTAGGATTGCCGGCCTGGACATACATATAGCATGGAGTTTTCTTTTCTTTACCTTTCTTTTCATCCAGTGTAATGTAATTTACCTTACACTTAAACCAGTACTCAGCTTCTCCGTTGAAGAAGATTTCCGACACTTTAATAGGATTTATTTTAACAATATCGAACTCGTTAAATAAATCCTTGAAGATCTCCAACGATCTTGATTCTGCCTCTGTGTAAGACAAGGCATCCACTAAATACTTTTCAGTTACTTTCTTTTTTTTGCCGTTCTCGATATTATCAATCTCGGCTTTTACCGTAATTTCAAACCAGCGATTCATTGTATTAATATTTAATTAGTTGATTTCTTTCCTTTTTCTATACTGTTTTTAAATCTTTCAGAACACCACTGCAAAACATCCATCATCATCATCTCATTATTAGATAAGATACCTTTTATAACTAACGCCAATTGATGTTGTGACATTCTTTGACTCATATCAAATCTTCTTTCCTCTTCATTTACTATCGTAGCCACGAAATACTTACACCCCTCTAAGTGCGTTAGGGCTTCAATCATAGCTTCTTTTATCTCTTTTTCTTCCATCCTGTTTGTTTTTTGGACAAAGATATGTCTTTTGATAATAAAAAAGATTCAAAATGATTTAATTTAGCTTAATTACTGCTCTTTTGATTCTTCCGGTATAGGCATGTCAAACTTTTTTCTGATAAACGACTCTGTTTCTTCATTAAACGGATAGGCCTCCTTGATAAATTTCATAGCTACTTCCAGGTCGCCGTCTGCTATATCTTTATACCTTTCAAAGATACCAACCAGGTCATTGTTATATGAACGCTCTTGTTTTATGTTGTACACGTATTTTAACACCCTGTCTTTGATTTCATTGGCTTTTTTCACAGTATCATTGAAGGATTTTATACTTTTCAATTCTGGATCTTCGTTTTCCTTGTTTACCTTATCAAACTCTTCCTTGCTATACCCCGCCTCCTCTTTAATAGCCGGGCAAACACTTTCCCCTATGATCCGAAATTGTTCATACGAGCCTGTCAGAAACCTTGATTCTGTTTTAAATGCATTATATTTAACAAGCAAATTAGCCACCTCTGTTGCACCTTCTATGGTTCTAAAACCGATGCCGATATCTTTTAACATAAATACTGGAACTCCTGTTCTTGGATACACGACTTCTTTTTCGTTCTTTATATTCCAGTTTTTAGCTTCAATTGGAATACCTTTACCAGCAAGCTCTTTGTCTATATACAGATATATCTCTTTGCATGTCAATGACACAATCTCATCCCTGCTTAAATCAAAAACTGTTTTCATTTCTTTTTATTTATTAAATTAAACAATCTACCTCTTTGTTCAGGCTCCGTATATTCCACCCATATATCGGCTGCCACATTTCTAATAAATTCCATAAAGTCTTGATGATCCCTGTATTCAGCAGAATCAACTTTTCTCACAAAACTTAGAATTTCCTTTAACATCTTATTGTTTTCTTCAAGAAGTTCTCTGTCGGTCATAACCTTTCATATTTTCTTCTTAACTCATTTTTACCCATTTGGCATTATCAGGTATTAAATCCTTAAATTCTTCTGGGATTTTCCCTTGATGCCACCAATCATTGGAAATGATTTTTCTCCCATCATTTGAAATAGCCTCCATCATTCTTCCTCCCATACCCATGAATCTTCGTGTTTTGTTGTTTGTATTGGGAACAAACGGATTAGCTATCCATGATTCTCCATCTATAATCAACCAATTGGGATTATTCTTATTCTCTTCATATAGTCTGATCCAAAACGCACAAGAATAGCAAACTCCATCTCGTTCCATAATAGACCGTATAGGACATTTACAAAAATGTTCTGGATTCATGCTATGTATATTATTTTGCCCCGACCCATCTTCGCAGCCGCATTTGGGACATATTTTCTTCTTTTCGCTTTCCATATTGCTTATGCTGTTTTTAAGGTAATAGATCATCTAAATAAGCCCATGATTCCATTTCATCTAATCTGTATAAAATACATCCTGGACGGCTGGATATAAAAGTTTTGTTCTCTTCCAATATACCCATAATTGGACTCTTTGATCCTATTGTTGATTTCTTGGGGAGAAACACAATAAAACGGTGGCAATCTGGAATTACTGTTATAGAATGCCACACGATGTTAATGCGCCACTCTGCACCAGCTTTAAAAAGAGGAATAGCATATTCTTGTTCCATGTCTATTTAGTTTTGAATTAATGTGAAAAGAGCAATTATAGCCGCAACTGATATAATAGATAAAATAACGTTTGCCAATGCATGCTTTAAGAGGCGCCTTTCGAGATTTGCGATATGCTTTCTTAGTCCTTCGCAATGTTTTTTTGTAGATCTGGATTCTTTGAGTTCTTTGTTGTATTTTACCATATTTTTGTCGCACCATTTCATTATATCAACACTTGCTTTGTTAAGCATATCTCTGATTTTTTCATCATCATAGAATGGTATTTCAACATCAACACAAGTATTTGGCCTGTATAATAATCCGTATGTATCAAAGCACACTTTCAATGTGACAACTTCAGGCTTAGCCATTTCTTCGGCTTGTTTCTTTATCTGCTCATCTGTTGCTTCGGCTTTAGCTTTAAGCTCATTGTAGTCTTCTATATTCAGCAAAGCCATGTTTTCAAATTTTGTATTCATATCTACTATTTCTTATTTAGAGTGAATGTTTGCCAAATGCTTTATCCCAACGCCTGCTTGCTATCTGTACACATACTACCAACGCATCACGATATTTACGGGATTAGATGGTTCTTATGTGGCGGATGTTGATAATCCTAACAACGCATTCGTACTGATTTTTGCAAACTGTTCACTCAATTATTTTTAATTTTTAATTAATTCAACTCCTATAATATCTTCGTAATCAATATAGTGCATCATTGAAACACCGTTGTCATCATCGGCCATTATTTCAACACAAGCAGAACAGCCATTGAATGCACCTTCGATTGTTATACCTGTTAATTGCCTGAGGAAAGAAAAGAAGTAGCTCTTTCAAATTTTCTTCTTAGTTCATTAGACCATTGATGATCATAATCTGCCAATAATGATCCCATTTCCATTATTAAGGAATAAACTTCTTCTTTTCTTGCTAAAAAAGATTGTTTGTCTTTTTCTTTTAATGTTTTCATGACTGTAACTTAAAAATGAATAATTAATTGATTTATAAAAAATGTGTTAAAATGACATATAAATGCCTTGATCAATTGGACACAAATGTACAAGTTTTATTAAGATACCCTTCTGTCATCTCTATGAAATTCACACAATCTAATTTGCTTAACTTGTAAATCAATGCCGGATTGTGTACTATGGCTATAATTTGTGTTTGTGGTTTATGGAATGACAATACATTATAAATTTGCATTATGTTGTCAATGTCAAGATTCCTGTCTGGCTCATCCATGAGAACCGTGTATTCAAAACTGCTTTCTGTTAATGTTATGCGGTTTCTTTCATAATACTTCAACAGGTTATCAATTCTTTTAATCCAAAACGCATTTGATTTTTTCTTGTATTCTACAAGATCTTGTATTGGAAATGTATAATCCTTTTGACCGAACATTAAATTGAAAAGTGATTCCAATGACAACACCACTTTCTCTCCATAAGATCTTCGAATATTATTCACATACAAATCTAAGTTGCTGATGTTTTTCAATACGCTATCTCGATTCATCTCCGCCGATGGCAATAAACGGAATACTTTCCCTGCATAATCGGATGATATGTCAATCCCATCAAGAACCTTGTCATCATCATCAAATATAGGTGGAAAATCCAGTGCCTCGATCGGTATTTCAGAACACATGGATTTCTCACATAACGCATACATTGATATGATGTTAAGCAAGGTTGATTTTCCACTACCGTTTTTACCTATAATTACATTCACTCCTGGCTTGAAAATAAATTCTCTGCCATTTTCAAATGCTTCTATATTAGAAACGTATTCAAATGGAGTTTTTGTATTGTCTTTTATTTTTACCGATGTTATCATATGTAATCCTTTTTAAAAATCAATTACCGCCCGAACCCTGTAACTATTGTACTCAATGTTGCTGTGCGTGCCGCCAATGGAGAAGCTCACGAACCATGCGCTGACCTTGCTGTACTCGGTACTGGACCAATACCGCGCCGAGGAGAGGGGAGATGCCGAAACATAAGCGAATGCTTTGTTTAGTTCGTCCATATGATGGGCCATTAAATTTAATTGACCAAGAGATGGTATATACTCGTCATCTTCCAGCAGATTTCTCAATTTTGGATTTCTGGCTACAAGGCGTTCCGTATTGCCGCGTCCGTCAATATCAAACAGCGCATCACATTCACGTTCGTAATATGTCTCACTTCCGGATTCTTTACGGCTATCATTGTCAAGCAACCGTACACTATCATGCTCCTCCAGCGAGATAGCAAACGATACGTCTTTGTGTTTTAATCCGATATAACGCACATTCTCTTTAATATTCTCTCCAGTAAACGGCTCAGCGTGTCCGTTTCCGTAGATTAGATACAAACCATCTTTTCTTGATGGTACTCTATTTTCACATACGCATCTTTCATTTTTGGGACTTACAATTTTGAAGAACTGTCACATATGCAATATGTATCACACCCAAACATATTGCTTAAAATATCCTCGTTCATAATTTCTCTATTGTTTTAATAATGATACTCTTTATTATATTTCTTCTTCACACCATTCATCCTCCCCTATCAATTGTTTATAATATTCGCTATGCTCTATCGCCAAAACATCTTGAGACAAATATTCTTGTAGCTCCAATTTGCGCATTGGAGCAAGGCAATCCAGATGCTTAGTGTCCATTTCTTGCCTATCTTCATCTACCCACACCAACGTGTCGTATCCATAACATTCTGGACATTGGTCAGCTCCACGTGGAAGAAGCATTTGTACTCCACATTGAGTACATCTCACCCAGTCTCCATGCTGCACCCCTTCGTATGTTCTTGTTTTCATATTTATTGTTTATCATTTATAACATTTACTTCTTCGCTCCACAAATGTCTCTTATATATCGGAGTGATGCCGATCAGAATACCACTATCTTCGCCCCAATACTGAAGTGTTTTAGGCTCAATTTTATGATGCAATTCTTGTATTCCTCCTTTGTTTCTGTCATAAGGAGAAAAATCAGATAATTTTACCGTTTTCATTTTTCTGGATTTTCAGCAGTTCCTAAAAGATATTCATTGCCCTCAAAAGGAATGCAATAAACATACACTGTTCCATTCAAGCATTCATATTTAATCTCCCCATCCTGATCGTCTGTAATTGTTCTTATGAATAAACTGGCCTCCCAATTATCGTCCTCATAATATTTTGCTAACACTTTGTCAAACGGCTTAAACTCATATTTCGTCCTTTCTTCAATTCCGAAGAAGCGTTTTAGATATTCTTTTGCTTTAGGATTTTTGCTTTTCTTTAACGCTTTAATCATCTTCTGTTTTTCCGAATCTGTTGCAAGTCTATAACATTCTATGTGGTTTTCGTGTGCAGCCAAATTATCCGATATATTAAGACTTTTTCCCGCTGCAAGACTCGCATAAAAAGATGTTAAATATTTCCCATGCGTATTTAAAATAAAAATATAACTTCCATCTTTGCTGCTTAACACATCTCCATCTTTAAATGTAGTATATTCCGGGACTTCAAGAAGGAGGCGATTTTCGCTGCTAAATGCTTTTCCTGTAGCAGAAAACCAATCTGCCGATACAGAAATAGAATGAATTACAACCAATAACGGACAAATTGACGAATTGTCTTCATATACTATTTCTGCTCTATTTCGTCCTTTCTCTGTCACAATCTGACCTACTCTTTCCCCTATGTTTATTTTTTTCGCCGTTTCTAAATCAAACGGGATTGTTACCATTTTATATTCCATAATCTTATTTGTTTTTATTGGTTCCTAAAAGATGTTCGTTCCCTTCGTATGGGATACACTGACTAAATCCTACCCCTCCTAAGCATTCGTATTTATTATCTCCTACTGATTCTCTGGAAAATAGATGCAATTTCCACCTCTCTTGGTTAGTTCTTCTCACCAGCACTCGTTCAAATGGTTTGAAGTCACGTTTCGGCATCTCATCTAATAGATACTCATATTCACTTAAATATCGTTTTATTATATCTATTTTTCTACTGTCTTCGGCTTTTATAATCTTTTCTGCTAAAAATTTCTTCTCTTCTTCTATAGCCTTTCTTACATGCCGTTTTTTATCTTCATCATACACATCAGTCCATAATCCGCTATGATCAAACTTAATATCTCCAGATGTTACCATTCCACATATACTTCCCATTACCCCTTTGGTAATAAGTCCATCATATATAAATTGACATCCTTTAGTGCTTGTTAATACATCTCCTTTCTTAAAATACGCTCCAGCCTCTACTTCCAATTCCAGAGTGGTGTCACCAAGAGTACAACCTTCTGTGTTAGCATATATAGCACTTATTCCATATCCATCCTTTCTTACAAAAAGTAAATTATAAGGACCTACGCAGTCTTTCGACTCATATACAAATTCTATTTCAATATTATTAATTAATACCGAACCTTCTATTTCTCCACTTTTAATTTTTCTCGCCGTATTTAAATCAAACGGAACAATAATTGGATTTTCCATATTTTTCTTGTTTTTAGTTGTTATAAAATAAGATGGGTTACTTAAACCCATCCCAGTTGTTTTGCTATTCTCTCCATTTCGTTATATGCTATCCTATGACATCCAGCGGTTAGCAAATCGTTTTCGTACCGATTTAGACTCCACTGGTGACCGGTGATGTCCTCCACCAGACCGTGCCGAAACTCGGCGCCCCGGTGCATTGCCGACACAGCCCGCCACAGTTTTCTGGCTTCTGCTACTCCAATCTTTATCTGTTTACTTGTCTCAATAATATTTCCTTTTATACGGATCCAGGCGTTAGGTTTTTCACCAGGAATATAGAAAGGTGTATTCAAGAAATTGATTTCTCCTGACTTCCACTCTTCCAGTTTTTCATCAAAATCCTTGTAACGGGCTTCTTCTTCCTTTCTTAATCTCTCTAATTTTATTCTTTCTCTTTCTTCCTCACCCTTTCTCCATCTTTCAGATCTTTCTGAATACTTAATCCATGTACCTTCCCCGCAAACTTCATCAACAATCACATTTACGGTCCCTAACACTTTTAATCCTTGATGATCCAATAAAATTTGAAAGATGCGTTTTAATTCATGTACGTGCTTACGCTTGATACTATCTTCGCTCTTGGATAATTCATGATTGGTTCCAAGCCAATCATTAGCACTCTTTTTAAGGATACTCTTAGCAGTTCCCATGTTAAAGAACTGAATGTAATCCATCATATTCCCAAAAGCGCCCCAAATATCTGTATAAGATAATTCTGTTTTAGCTCTTTTGTATTTTTCAATAGACTTCTTAATTGATTCCAGTTTGCTGGCAACGAACCTCATATTACCAGTATCCGATATATTATCCCCTACACTGAAAACCATTGCCCAAGTTGGTATCGCATTACGAACATAGCATTGATGTTTGCTCGTGGTAACAGAATAATAATCTTCATTTATCAGGTATGCTTTCTTCCCTTGTTTGTTTTTTACTATTCTTCCGACTTCAAAGTGATGCCCATAAGAATAAATACTTGTACCTTCAAAGAAGAAATTGCTCCCTAATGCTGATTCTTCTTGTTCATGAGCCCACAAGTGAGCGACCATTGAATTGTTCATATAAATATCTTTTTAATTGTTTAACTTACCTTTATCATATGACATTCTCTTTTCGTATTTTTCAATACGTTCGGTTATCATATCGCAGAAGACTTGCCCATCTTTTTCGGAACCTCTGAAGTAACCGATCATCTTCAGGATATTCCCGTTAAACTCATGGACAAACTTGTTGTAATAATGTTCTCCCATAACTTTCCCGTATTTTTCTATGAACAAATCCTTGTCCAACGATTCATCTTTAAAACAACGGTTGTAATCCCATATTACGACACGAAGTAACGTTTCAAAATCCAACCTTTCCATATCCTGTATTATTTAAGTTCAAACTTGATGCCTTCCGGCAACTGAGAGCGGTCTACGTTATTCACAAAATCATCAAACTCTTCCTGTGTGATTTTTCCTCCATAATCGTTCCAGTTGAAAGATAAAGTGTTCGTGTGAGGATAATATATAACATTATTAATTGGCAATCCATAATCAAACACACAGAGTATTATCTTCTTTTCTGCTTCTGCTTGTCTGATTTTTTTATCGTATCGCTCACAAATTTCAGCACGTTTTGCCGCCATCTTTGCTTTATGGGCTTCCACTCTGCGTTTCTCTATATTTTCTGAGGAATAATGCCCGGCTTTAATACGCTCTTCAATAAGAGATCGTTCCTCGTCCGTTAGTGTTAAAACAAATCTTTCTTCTTCCGGCTTATATGGATTAACCCACTTCTTTCCACACAATTTTTCAAGTTCCGCAATAAGCTCTTCTGATTCTCTTTTCCATCTATCCACAATCCCAAGATTGAAAAGCTGATACTTGAAATACAACTCATCCTCAGAGGCTTTATATAATTCTGCGCATTCTTGTTCTGATATACGCAAATACTCCATTGCTACAGACATGCCACTTCTTCTAACGTGATATATGCCATTTTCCACCGGATACATAGGAGCACCATAATGGTTACAAAGATGCAACGATATGAATTTTGCCAATTCCGGAAAATGTTTTGCAACTTCATCGTGACAGCAGCCTCCCATATACTCCTTGTATTGTCCACGTTGATTTTTCCATCTAACATCGGCTGTTACGCTCCAGCAATGATCCATGCCTCATCGTCTCTATCTGGAGATATGGAGTTAAGAAACTTCTCATAATCTTTTCTACTCTTTCCCATCTTTGTCTTGATTTAAGCAATAGTTAATAAAATAAGCAACCTGTTCATTTTCCCCTGTATTATCAAAATCACCTAAAGTCATATCATCATAGTCCAGCAGAACCATACGAAAATCGTTTTTTTTGACATACACCTCCGTTAAAAACATAGGAATCCCAGCAATTTCTATTATCACCGGAAACTGATCATCAAAGTCAAACGCATTATTATCTTCTCCCCATTTTTTAAATTTTAGCTTTATACTTCCACCGTTCTCCACTAATGCCTCTTTGATGTACTTTAATCTTTTTGCATTCAGATCAATCTCTGCTTTTTCTATTTCTTTGTACAATTCATTCAGATCCATATTCCACTATATTTATGTTGTCAAATTTTTCTTTTATAACATCCAAGGCTCCACACTCGTTTGTTACCATAACATGCTTTCCTGGCTTCATTCTCCACAGATTAAAACACCTTGTCACATTCATAGTGGCATTAAATAATGATATTTCGTATCTTGTGTTCCCATTTTCATCATGTCCCGCTTTTTTAAAATAACATAGGGTCGGCTTGTATTTGAAATAATTAAAAAGCCTATACCATCCCTTTCCGTTACATGTTTCACAATTCCATATTCCAGCAAGCTTCCTATATCCCCTTACCGGTATTCTCTCTATTTCTTTTGGTACGATCTTGACATACTTTCCTTCTCCGATTGGTATGGTCATATTACCTGCCTCTTTCGTGCAAAAGTATTCTATTTCAGATGCCATTCCTTTATACATATAGAACCGGTATAAGTTCCCGTCAGGGTCTACCCGATCCATGTAATATAATATCACTTTATCTACTTTTATCGTTTTCATTCCTTTATTCTACTTATCTTTAAATTGTTATTCCCACAGTATTCCTTCAACCAACTATCCGTTAGATAACGATTAACTCTATCGTATTCCTTTTTCGGACCCTTGCTCCAGAATTTCCATTCGTTTGTAATATCGTTCCCATATTTATCAAACCAATAGATATAATATACTACATTACCGTATAAATCCACTCTTTTTCTTTCCTGTATGACTACCTCGTAAGGCATTTCCTTGTCTCTTTTCTCCATCTTTATCCTCCTTTCTTAAAAAAAACGACACCTATCTTCACAGACCAGTGCCGGCAACTAACTTACATGGAAAACTACTTAACCTCAACTAATTCTACAGAGCTGTAGAATTTAGTGAAGCTACCAACAAATTCTCTTATATTTTTATATTCTTCTGGTCGTTTTCTGTTACCGTCTTTTATATAATTTACCCACAGTCTATCCTCTATGTTCTTAACCGCATTCTCTATAGTAAATTCGTCGCTGACACACATTAAACACGAAGACCCGGTTTTCTTATGTGGTTTATACACCCTTGAAAAAGACCACATTTTTATCCTGTCGTATATATATCCGTTGTTGGGATAAACGAATCCTATTCGTTTATCACCTTCTTTGGCGTAAAATACACCCGGTTCCTTTCCTCCCTTTCTATATACCACAAATCCTTTTTCTTTTAGGATCTTAACTACTTTATCTAATTCATTTTCTACGTTCATTTTCATGCAAAAATTTAAAAACGACCCTCATTACATCTCCAAAGTTCTCCACTTTAACCCACTCATGAGCTACTGCTCTAAGTACGGATGTTTCGTATGTTGGAACATTGTCTTCTTCAACCACCTTACAAGAAGCCAGAACCCCTTCGGTCGGCTTTAGTCCACGGTCATGCAGCTCGCAGAGACCGTCCGGCCGGCGGAATGCGCACCACCCATCTTTCACTGTCGGCTGGATCATCGCTATTGGTTTTTCTTTCACTGCAAGATACCCTACCATCCACATTGTTTCTTTTAGCCTGTCAGCGTATCCGGCATCTATGATAGCTTCTATGTCTTTTGGCGTACCAATACAAGGAACCTCACACATGTTCTTGCATTTATCACATGTACAAGGCTGCTCCCATCTATTATGATCTATGCCAACCAACCTCTTTATCCGTTCTACTTCCTCTTTCATATTATACTGTCTCTGTTAGTTTTTCATAATACAACTTCATTTCCGGTGAAGCGTATTCCATGAACGCTTCGAATAAGCGAGGCACCTCTATTATCATATTCACATTACAACCTTCTGCCTGTAAAAGCGATTCAAGATCATTACTGTATGAACATGTTACATAAGCTCCTACATTAAACACATGTAAATCTAATCTTACATATTCCATACATAAATCTAACGCTTTAAACAAGTTCTTTACTTCATTCTTGTCAAAAAGTTCTACAAATTCTCTCAACCCCATCATTTTACTATCCTTTCTACGTGTTTAATTAATACTACTGCTATTCCCTTACCGGTTTTTATCGCACATTCCGATCCTTTTATCCATTCTACACACCCTACATACTTTTCCGTAGCATGAAATCCGGGATTGTATTTTCCAGATGTACTGAACTCTACCGTATCCCCTACCTTCAGATCATCAAAAGCGACAGACCATGTGGTCCAAATTCTATCATGTCTCCCAGGCTGAATGGCCCCAATTACGCCCTTCTTACGACCGTTTTTTATTGCCCTTAGTATTATCTTCCTATCACCTTCGATAAGGCTGCAAAAGCGCCCGTAAAAGGTCAAATCAACCTGTTTTCCTCCTATTTCTTCTCTTATTTTTGTTATTCTGTTCATTTTCTGATTTTGTTTTATTTTTTTCTTTGTTTTTTCTATCTTCTATAGAAGATGATAATAACATTATCTTTTCTATGTTACTTTTTGACTGTAAAAAAGAATCGCATTTCATTACTACTACCACCTTCTTAAGTTCCCCATTATCATACAGCGATACACGCATCATGTTTTGCACCTCGTCCACTATCAGACCTGGAGTAGTCTTAGCCATTTTGCGTAGCTTATTATACTCCGGTCTTTCCATTTCCTCTGTTTATTACTCTATAGTATTTATCCTTATCCCCTTCTTTCAACTTCTCCAGATAGAAAATTCCATCATGTAAATGAGACAAACAAAACCTGTATCCGTATTTCTGTACTCTTCTTACATGATCCCGCAGTCTTATCTCTTCACTTTTGTCTTGTACTTTGATTTTAATACTGTCTCCTTCTTTGATTGTGTATAAAATAGTTTGAATCTCTTCTTTTTTCATCTTATAAAATATTTTAACGGCAGCACCTATACTCACGCACCACTACTGCCTTATGTTTAACAATTAAATACTTAACTCTTCAATGGTCAAGCCTTTTTCTTTTGCCCATTTTAACATTGAGCATAATTCTGTTTCTGATTTATATTTCGGATCACGCCACGCCCATCCGAATTTATCCAGGACATGATGATATAATTCGTCGGCCTTTGCCGTGTAAATGTCTTTGAATAAATGCTCCGAACCTTCTGGTATAAGCATCTCTGTTGTTGCAAAATCAGAATACGACAAACATCCGTAAGCGTATTCTGTTATTTTACTCCACGCTTCTCCGGCTTTAAATCCAAATTCTTTTACAAAAGCCAAAGTTAGATACATATTTAATAATATTGTTACATCATATCCCGAATCTGACTTTCTTTCTATTATTTCCTCTTCAAATTCCTTTAAATCTTCAGGCCCAAAAAAGATGTATCCTGGTACCGACCGGTAATTAGCCTCCGCATACTTCTTGCATTTATCATCATTGACAATCTTACCAATGTTAAATAACATCTTTTGCCTCCATTCATCACAAAACTCTACCTCTACGTTCATCCAATCGGTACCATAATTGTATTCTTTTGGATGTCCGACCGATGTTACCTTTATGTTATTTACGCCATATCCGTAAAGGTATTCACTTACCTCATTCGCCCATTCCTGTACAAAAGGAATAAACTTATTGCAATAAGAATCAAAATCAAAATCCGATTCTTCCTCATATTCCGGCATCTCTTCATAATCTTGTTCAAAGAAATAGCGAGGATCCGCTATTGTTTCATAGAAACTTACGTTAATGAAACAAAACTCGTTGGTTGTCGTTTTTAATATCACAGCTTTTTGTATTTACGTACATTTTTCGTGCCATAGAATCTACACATGGCACGAATCTGACTATAAAATACTTTTGTCCTCCTGGCCTCAAAGTATTTAAACATTTCTTCATTCTTTGTTTCCCACACGTAATCCGTTTGGGAACTCATGTGATTTTTGTCCTTGCGTGAATAATGGTAATATGATACCACAACACGTTTCGCACCATTCTTTATAGGTACGATATTCACATCTATGTTATTATCTGTCATCTTATTATTGTTTTATGCATTATATAAATACAAAGAGCGCATACCTTCACAGGCCGGCGCTCCTTTCAATAAAAATGAAAAAACTAACATTACATAAACATATTGTTTTTTAATCTTTATTACAATACTTTTGTTCCGCAATTATTATATCTTCCGTACTCTTTTTTCGTATCATTCAAGATTTCAAAAACCATCTTCTTGTGATCTTCGTTTGGTAACCTATCCTTAACAGCCGATATTACGCCCGCTATAGACGTAAAGCCTGAATCTGTTATTGAACACAGCAACACACCTCTGTCGGCTCCGGTGCTTATTGCTGACGCCTTTATAATATCATTCTTGTATATTCTCATAATCTTTCGTTTTATTATCTACAAACTTATCTATATCGTCTCTTATTCTTTTTAGCACTCCGGCTATAATTGTCGGCATTTCTCCTCCGGTACGGTTCAGAGTTTCTATCACCCCGTCAATCTTACCCATTTGACGCCATAAGAAATTGGCGTCTTTCGCATTAAATTCCCCCATCATGTCTTATTTTACAGTAAACAACTTGCTTTTTTAAGCACCAGTCTTGCGATTCTGAGAGTGAACACCGTCCTGTGTTGTTAAAAAATATACAATCTTTGCAGAACATAACAGGCTCTTCGTCGTCACTAACTACTTTGACCTCATACTCTATGCCAT